CGGCACGGGTCCTATCCTCGTCGCCGCCCCATAGTGTGGGGGAGCGGGCAGAGCACCTTGAGCGTCGTCGTGCGGCGCGCTCTCAGTGATGCCCACTCGCCACGATCTTCACGAGGTGGGCGTCATACTGACGTTGCGCTCCCACCCCGCTTCACGGGCAGCCCTGTTGTTCCTCACTGTACGCGTCGAGTGAGGCAGCGCCCGATTGTCCTTACTTGATGCCCACCACTTCCATCGCAGCCACGTAGGCCCGCGACTTCTCCTGTGCACGGCTCCCGATGAGCGCGCTGATGTCGGCCTCACGGCCCTCACGCCAGTCGGACACCTCGGTCACCGCGTTGTACGCCGCCCATGCCGTCCCTCGCAGGTTAGCCGGGCTGAACTCCTCGAACGACTTCTGCGCAGCCTCGCGCAGCTTGACGGTGTTCTCGCACTGCCGGTCGTACCGCTCCTGCTCACGGTTCAGGTCGAGCAGAAGGTCAGGCGTGAGGGCACGCTTGAAGACGGCAGCCTCGGTCTCGCTGAGACTCTGCTTCAGGAGCTTCAGCTTCGAGGGCAGCGCCGGCAACTGGAACGCCGCCCAGATGATCGAGTCCACATCCTTCTGCGTCACCTGCTGATCCGCGAAGGCCGCGAAGATGCCAGCCGCCTTGTCCTTCATCTCGGCGAACTGGGTCACCAACCTGGCCGCGAGATTCATCTGCGCCTTGGCGTCGGCCGAGTGCGAGATGCGCAGGTTGATGCTCGCCTGCCCCTGCGCCATCGTGTTCGTGTTCCAGCAGACAACACGGACGGGCGAGTGGAAGATACGGTGACCTTCGCCCGGCGTCAGGCTGAAGTTGGCCGCGAAGTAGCTGCGCATCTCGTCGCCCTTGACCGCCCAGTCCTCACCACGGAAGCAGAGGAACGCGAGGCCGCCACCCTTGAGGATGCCAGCAGTCTCGACAGGGTAGGAGGGATGCAGCGGGTCCAGCGTCTTCGCGAGGTCCGGGTATGTGTCGGCCGCCCACGAATCCGAGGCCATGCCGAGCACGAGTGGCTTCGGGTCGTCGGCAGTGGGGCGCCGGATGATGACCTTCGTGTCGGGCATCTCGTGCGTCACCCCATCGAGGGTGTACGACACGGGCGCACGGTCGAAGCTGAGCCCACCTGCCACCTGCTCCATCGCCTGCGAGGCGGTGAGCTTCTCGTCTTCGTTGAAGATGGTGCCGAGGTTGTGCCACGCCGACTTGCTACGCGCGAGGAAGCGGTTGCCCATGATCTCGTGTGCCATGACGTGAACTCCTTCTCGTTGAGGTTGAGTGAGGGTGAACTACTGGTTGGGGTACGCGACGACCTCGTAGAACCACGGATTCGGGTCGCGGAGGGTGCTGCCGGTGACGCGCTCCTTCGTGAGGATCGTGTCGCAGTGGCGCAGGCCGTTGAGCAGTTGAGTGTCGAGGGCCGCGAGGATGTCGAAACCCTGATACACGATCTCGTGCTCAGGGAGCGTCGTGGTGACGCGTGAGGTGCGCTGGTTGTTGCGCATGCAGAACCTCCGGGTGGTGTTTGACGTAGACCACGGCCGTGATGGCCACGGTCCAGTGAGCGAGGATGAGGAGGAAGACAAAGACTCTCAGCGCGAGGTCACGAGCCCGGATGTTCCTTCGTGAGCATGCGAGCATCGATCACCCACTGGGTGAAGTCCACGTCGCCGTGAACTTGGTGCGCTTCGATCACGTCCGCGAGGTCGCGGACCATCTTGTCGAGTTCGGTGAGGCGCTTCACCACTGCGAGCATCACGTCGGTGTGCTCATCGACGTAGGACATGCACTCGGGCGCTTCGGTGTAGATGTCTGCATTCACCGCATCACGCAGGCGTGCGGCGAGGACAGGTCCTTCGAGCGCGTCGAGTCGTTTCATTCTGGGGTTCACTTGACCTCCGGAGCGAGAGACTTCACGACGACCCGCTCGACACGCGCTTCGAGGTCGGGGTCAGTTCCAGCGGCGAAGATGCTCCAGTCGCCGTACCACTTGCCTGCATAGTACAGGCAACCGCCATCGAAGTGCAACTCCTCCCAGTCATGGTCCGAGCCGATCTCAGCGGGAATGCCGATCCGGTAGGTGCTCTCGTAGGTGACGTGGAAGCCTTCGATCTTGAGCACCGGGCCTTCGAAGCCCCAGTCGCTCATGTCCTCGTCGGGTGCGTTGCGCCCGTGGAACAGGTGCAGAAACATCGGAGTGCGTTTCATGTTCACCTCGCGGGGGGAAGGTTGTTCTCGTCGCGTTCCACTTCCACAGGCAACTGCTGTCTGAGGTACATCTCGGCTTCGCGCATCTCACGCTTCCAGCTTTCGAGCATGTGCCGGGTCACGGTGACATGGTATTGAGGCATGCACCCCTCAGGAGTTTTGAGGACCTCAACGATCTGAGCCTGCGACACGTTGAGCAGTGTGGCCAGTTCGAGCAGTCTCATGATGCCTCCTACCACATCGAGTCGTCGGCCATCTGTTCGGCCGAGACCGCGTTGGTGAACGTGACGATGTGAGTTGCCCAGTACGAAGCCATGCGCCGAGTCGCGCGAACCTCAGCGTACTGCATGGAGCCGTTGCGTGAGGTCACCCGGTAGTAGAGATGACCAGCGATGCGGTTGATGACCGGCTCGCATATCCACCGCACTCGGTGCGAGAGATGACGGCCTTGCATCAGGCCACCCGCTTGCTGGTGCGCTTGAAGACGCGACGCACCGGGGCGACGGTGTGAGTGCGCGCACAGGTCGCGCAGTCGTGCTCGGTGAACTCGGCGATGACCGAGCGGGCCGCAGGGTACCGTCTCCAGCCGCTGCGCACCGCGCCGGTCAGGGCGTGGCGCGAGTGGTTGCGGACGTGGACGAGGTACTCGATGCTCGCGTCAGTGGTCTCGACGCACACGCGAACGGGATGCATGGTGGTGCCTCCTAGAAGGGGTGCGTGGTGACTTCCACGCGCCGGGCGTGAGGATACTTGGATTCGAGGGTGTCGAGAACGGTTCGCACCGTGTCAGACTTCGCGAAGGTGCGACCGTAGCGGCACCAGTTCGGGCCGAAGACGACGCGCCAGTAGTACCGGGCGCGCTTCGGGGTGCGAGGCCGACGCGTGCGACGCGTGCGACCGATGGAGTTGATGACTGCGAGGCTATCCACGCTTGACCTCCCGGACGATCTCGATGGTGGTTGCCCACGGGTAGAAACCCCAGAGAGAGGAGAGTAGGACACCGGGGCGGCCCTTCGCCTCGAAGTGGAGTGCGGGGCTGCCGAGACGCTTGACGGCGATGAAGTAGGTTCTCACCGGGTCACCAGTCCTTCCTCGATGAGGTGCATGGCCATGCGGCCGTAGTGACCTTGGAGCGTCCACGCGAGGCCGCTGCTCACGAGCGATTGGAAGAGGGCGACGGTCTCGTCGTGGTCCAGTTCGCCCTGCTCGTAGCGGATGATGAGGTCGATGTCGGGCATGTCAGGCCGCCTTCGCTTTGCGCGTCGCCACGTCCGCAGCGTAGCACTTGAAGCGGGCGGTGAACTGACGCTTGGTCATCGTGCTGACGTTCGCGTGGGCGCCGATGAAGTAGCGGAGCGTGGCCTCGGTGACCGGACCGTGGATGTCGCCCGCGAGCGGGCCGCCAGTGCTCTCCCAGAGGTGCATGCGACGGTAAGTCTCGTCGAGGTTCGCTTCGGTGATGTCCGAGATGCCCACGAACATCATCATGAAGGCGACGATCTGAAGCCACTGCTGCCGCGTGTAGATGGCGACCTCGGACTGGTCCGGGCTGGTGCGACAATCGATGGTGAGGGCCACAACGCCTCCTAGGTTGAGTTTCGCCCTTCTGGGGCTCGTCAGGTGAGAGGCGGTGAGGTCTCTCGGGCTAGCATCCGAGCACGGGCTTCGAACCCAGTGCTCCTCGTTCTTGATGCAGCCGTCGCCGAGACCTACACCATCTCACGACTCATTCGGCTCGGGCTCGTTCCTAAGGTCGTCGCGTTTCACCGCTCGCCGGTATCCCGGCATCATCGCAGTGTGCGCGCATCCGGCCAGCTTCGGCCGATCTGTTGGTCGCGCGCATTCCGCTCTAGGTGCGTTTGCCCTGCCGCTTGTGTGCCGCCTCTCGTGGAGGCTCTGCGCCTTCTCGCTCTCCCATGTCGTCGTGGCCTTCGCGGTCGCTTCCACCCGGGCGGCCCGTTGCGGGGCTGCATCGAGGTGTGGCGAGTGCGAGTGCCGATGGGGCGTGCGTTCCGACTACCGCTTCGCGCTGCACTGGGTGGAGGCGCTTTCGCCGCTGGTCGATGGGTTCGCCGCCACTGGTGAAGAGGCAGGACGCGCACCTGTTCCGTTAGGCTTGGGCTACTCTTATGGCCCGTTCCGGGCCGCTCCTGTCGTTCCGTCCGCTCTATCGTCCCACGGGACCTTGCGGGTCCTTCGGGCTCTTGGCGCTTCGGATCGTGTGACTGACGAAGTAGAGTGCAAGGGTGATGCCACAGTGTAACCTCTTGCGACCTCGTGCTGCTCAGACCAGTGTAGCATGCAGAGTGCGAGTGATGCAACACTTTTCTGCACGACGTGATTTTGACTTCTACTCATTAGATAGGGGCGCGTGGCACAGGTCAGAATCGGGGCGAGTGTGTCAATTTGGACACGCCCTCTCGGGGCACTGTTGCGAAACTGAACGAGGGAGCGCCCGGGTGCGCAGGCGAGCAGCGAGGGCGGGCTCCTAGGATCGACGGAGCGCGGCGAGTTTTTGTTCCCTCGATGGGTCGGGGAAACGGCGCAACGTGATGTGCGAGTTGGGGTTACGCTACTGCACAGGTGGGCGCGGCTATGGGGAGGCACGCGGCCATATTGGCGCGGCCAGCGGGCACGCTAGGGGCCTTCTCGAACGAATGGTGTAACGCGTTGGGGGACAGAGGGTTGGAGCGTTTTCGCGGACTAGCAAGCGGCGTGCCAGAGTTCTTGGCATAGTCATTGCATGCGCCTTAGGTGTTGCACAGGCTTTCACTGTGTAGCCCCGGATGGGGCGGGCTACAGTGGAACTGTGCCACCTTATGCTTGTAATTATTTGTTCTATTACATTACAACTTAGAAGACTGGCACTCGGCTTGCTTGTGGGTGGGCTCGCCCTGTTCCGCATTCGACTCGCCGCGCCCTCAGTTCTGTGTGACAACACGCAATTCGGGGCGGGAAAAGCTTTGCGCGCGCTTGACTGTTCCAGCTTGCATCCCGGCACGATCTATGCTACGCTGGTCTGGGTCGCCCGCTGGCACGATATGTGCTATGGCAAGAACCATGCCAACGAGCGCGCGAGCCTGCGCGGGGTGCATGCATGCTGGCACGCTACTTGCTGTAGCAAGACTCGTGCCAACGTGGGCGCCTGCTCGCATGGGAGGGTCCCGGAGACCCCCCAACGATGGCGCGAAATGTGCGCAGCCCCCAGGCCACCCAAAAATACGGACGTATATGATGACAACGCTTCGTGAACTGAAGTTCAAGCAGGCCACAGAGTACATCCTGGCCCATCCGGACGAAACGAAGGAGCAGCAGGCAATCGGGGCAAAAGTCTCGACTGCCACAATCGCCATCGCACGTCGCGCTCTGATTTCCGAGAGCCGGCTCCCGCCCTCGCGCAAGCCTCAGACCGTAGCAAAGGCTCCGAAGACGCGCCCGTCGCGTCCAACGACTCCACGCGCTGCGGAGGTATCTGAGCCCTCTAGCGAATCAGCAGAGCCGGCCCTCGATAATCCGAGCAAGCCATCGAAGATGCTCGACCATGAAGCCATGAAGGCCATGTCGGACATGATCGATATGTACGACGCGGGCGATCTCACGGAAGAGGAGATCGAGAAGCGCGTCATCAAGCAGTGTCTCCGCTTCATCTTCGACCCACGCCTCCATCCCGACACGCGCATGAGCGCATCGACGCTCTGGCAGAAGCTCAAGGAGAAGGCGAAGGCGAAGGACCTCGGCCCATCGGTTCCGATGACCCGTGCGGAGGCGACTTCGCGTCTCAAGGAAATGATGGTTGCATGCGGCCCCACGATCACCCTCGCTGCTGTGAACGAAGCATTCACCGTGGAGCCCTCCGATGAAGGGAAAGTATCCACTGACGCGCCAGAAGCTCCACTCAGTCCTCCTGGAACTCCTCAATCACCCGGAAGTCCACCTGACCTTCGGCCCGATGGTGGCACAGCAGGGCCTCAGCCTCTGGGATGAGATCACCCCGCCGACCAACATCGTCATCAAGGTAGACGCGAATCAGCAAACGGGCGTCATGGATCACATCTCCACCGTCATCCACGAACTCCTCCACGTCGTTTTCATCTCCACCTTCATCGGCATCGTCGATGGCTCACTCGAAGAGGTTTGCATCCTCGCTCTCGACGCGCACATGATGGAGTACATTCGCAAGTCGCCCAAGCGCCTCCACCTTTGGGAAGAGGCGATCAACACGAAGCTCCAGCGAAAGGAAAGTACATGAGGCGCAACATGGAACGAAACGAAGTCCATGTCATGAATGCCGAGAACGGTCATCTCAACTCGACCGACTGCTGGTGTGAACCATCCGCAGTCCAGTGGGTCAAGAACAAGCATGGCGTCAATGTTCTCGTCGTTGAGCACAACGACAACACGCTGATGCACTACCGCACACTCCTTGCCTGCCGTGAGCGCGACAAGCTCTTCGTCTCCCCCACGAGTGTCCACTGGGGAATCGACGCACCCTGGATCACCCGCACTCTCGACGCCGTCCCCATTCCACCCGACTCGAAGCAAGACCCGAACGAAAGGAACCTCTGATGCTCTTCACTCGCTCTGCCATGCGCCGTTATCTCGATCTCGTCCGCCCTTGGTGCGCCAATGCGTGGACCCACGAGAAGATCAACTCGCCTGAGTTCATTCAGGACCACTCCGATCCTGCTCGCATCATCTTCCTCATCCCCGAGCGCGCTCTCCCCGGATTCATGGAGCAGGCCCTCCTCGGTGACGATGCCTCGCGAGCCCTCATGATCCTGCTTGCCTGGGTCGGTCGCTTCAACGACATGGCCAACAGCTTCAACGCGAGTAGCATGGACTCCCCGCTCCTGCGTCAGACCATCGCAGCCATGACGCACGGTGTGATCGGTGCTCCGGGCGACGGACATCTCCACGACGCCTTCCTCCTGGCCGAAGAGAGTGTGAGCTAATGCTTACTGCCTACTGCCAGAACTGCGGAGCCCCGAAGGAACCGTCCGAGTACTCTGCCAACACCTGTGGCTCCTGCAAGACCACGCGCCTTGAAGCTGAGCAGGCGTACGCTGCCGAGCACAAGGACGCGAGCGAATCGGACATCCTCTACGCCGGCCGCCAAGCTCTCCTCCAGAAAGCCCATCACGCTCACAAGAACTTCCAGGACCCTCGCGGCTTTAGCGCCAGTCGAGGGATGATCCCAATCCCGCCAGTGCGCGGAGACCGAGGCTCGGTGCCGGAATGAATTTGGAGTGCAAAATTCCGACACTCGACGAGTGTGTCCCAACTGACTTGATGAAGCGGTACCCGAATCTCATCTTCATCAAGCCTACGCGACACACTATCACTCGTACTTCACCAGAGAGTAGTCCTCGGGGATTAGTTTCGTGTGATGTTCAGCTTCCTGCCTTCATGCCAATCTCTTCTTTCTCTGTCAACATCTTCGTTGATCACCGAGAGGTCGAGTCGTACAAAGACACGTACACGATGGCGGTTCAGACCGCCCTGTTTTCCATCCACCGAATGATCGCAGACATCTGTGATCGGGAGAACCAATGAAGACCTTCCTCATCGTCATCCTCGTCCTCACCGGACTCTGCGTCGCCTCCTGTGAGAAGCATCGCTACATCTACGTGACTGCCCCCGGCGCTCCTGCCGACACGATCTTCGTCCCGAGCCCACCCGACACCATCAGGGTCCCATGTCCGAGCCCGAGCCCACGCCCGCGCCACCGACACCGGTAGAGCCCGGCGTCATCACGCTCGAACACTTCAACGAAGCCCTGAAATTCATCTACAAGTACGGTGCTGATCCTGATCGGTACTTGGAAGAAAGGCATCCATGAAAGACCCAATCGTTCCGAAGCCGGCTGAGATTTCCATTCAGCAGGAAGCGACTCGACAGCACAAGCTCATCCCGATTCACGCTCAGAGGACGCTGGAGAAGTGGGACAAGTACCGCGCTGAAGAGCGCGAGAAACTCTCCCACATGACCGAGAAGGAACAGGTCACCGAGTACATGGCGGCTGCAATCCCGGCCGAGCACATCCTCGAACTCGCTCGTGCCTACGGTATCAAGGGTGATCTACCCGAGAACAAGTACCGTGATGAGATCACCGAGATCAAGCGCAACGAGGCAATCGACGACGCCTACGCCGCAGGTGGGACGCCGGCAGTCGTTGAAGTGTCTCTCGAAGCAGCCTTCGACCGGAAGCTCATCGGTCCTCTGGAGTTCAGATGGCGGAAGCTACTCAGACGATTGGTTGGAACCTTGAAGCGGAAAGGCTCCTTTGGCGCTCCATCTGCGCCCCCAACTCCTGGCACCGAGAAGACGGAGTAAAGAAGGGGACGCACCCTTACTCCCTCTGGTACTTCCTGAACAAGGCATGGGGAGCAGAGTACTTCCTCAAGTCGCATCCAGCAGAACCTCAGTGGCTCTACGCTCCGATCCACGTTCCCTACACGCAGTGGCTTCAGATGCATCTACTTGCGTGGAAGAAGCATGCGCTCTCCGGCATGCCGGGACAGTACTGCATCGCCTCGATCCTCCCTCGTGGCTACGGTAAGACCGTCTCCTCGACGAAGGCAGCATCACTCTGGACTCATCTTGATGATCCAGACATGACGACGCTGATCCAATCGGCCACTGACGACCTTTCCATCGACATCCTCAAATCACAGTTGTCCGTAATGTCTGGGGGAAAAGAGCACGATCCTGATTCGTGGTTCGTCTGGCTCTACGGCGACTGGGTCTCGGGTGCGCACGAGCGTACGCGAAACTACATCAAGCACGGCTACCGTCGTGCCCGCAACATCTCCGAACCCTCCTTCGATGCCTCCTCTGCCGGCATCGGAGCCACCGGCTACCATCCTCGCCAGTCGTGGTGGGATGACCCGCTGGAGAAGAACAAGCTGAAGGCTGACCGCACCGCCTATCTCCGTGGTCAGCACGAAGCCTTCAACGCCTCGGCGAACTCGCTCCACGTCAACGGACTCCGTGTCCTCACGGCCACCCGTTACCTCGACGACGACATCGCTGGTCGCCACTTCCGCGAGGAAGGTGTCGCTTCATGGTCGGGCATGGACTGCCCCCACATGAATATGTTCGACAAGGTCCCGTTCGGTGAAGGTCTCTGGCACGTCTACTACTACCAGACCGAAGACGAACTGACTGGCGAACCAACGCATCCGAAGCTCTGGACGCGGAAGATGATCGAGGAGCGCAAGCGGATCGATGCAGAAGACTTCGCCTGCCAGCAGCAGAACAACCCGGGCGCAAGCGAGCATGCCCCGCTCGTCGAAAATCAAATCCCGTGGCTCTATCTCTCGTACCACGACTTCATGTGGGATGTACAAGTGGAATGGGCCACCATTCACATCGACACGGCCTTCAAGAACAAGGAGAACATCGGACACGGTGACGACTCCGCCATCGTGGTCTGGCTCAAAGACGCCCGCAACAACGGCGTTCTCTACCTCGACACGGACCTTCTCTGCGCGTCGAACGAATGGCGCGAAGAGGACTTCAACAAAGAACTGATCAAGGTCTGCCTAAACCTCCGTCGTCGAGGTATCTACATCCGTGCCATCACCGACGAGGTCGAGCCGGGCGGCAAGTCTGGCACCTACAAGAACCGAATCCTCGGCATCCTCCGTACTGCCGGCTTCCAGTTCGGCGACGAGCAGTTCATCCAACTGAACCGCACCAAGGACAAGAAGGCCCGCATCCGTACCGCAGCCGGCCACTGGTCCGAAGGTTACGTTCGTCTCCTCCTTCACAAGAACAACTGCAACTGTCCTCCTCCAGAGTTTGATCCGACGCGCAACGCGTACAAGCAGCGTCAGTGTCCGCACTTCGTCCTTCCCATCCCTGCCCGCAAGATGATCAATCAGATCGTCAAAGTGGACACGACGATGTTCGACGACCTTGCAGACGCTGGTGCCGACGGCTTCACCTCACAACTCTGGCGACCACCCGACACCAATCCAGGCATCCCGAGTCAGGAAGGCACTGTGCCTATCCGTCCGTGGGACCAAGACCTCAAGAGCATCGGCAAGCCGCCCACCAACGAGGAACTCCTCGTGATGATGGCCGACCGTGACGAGCTAGCCTCTGCGGGTTTCTTCGGCGACGGACTCCGTGGCGACGGACTGGATAACGACTACATCCTTCCACGAGACCCTGTCTGAGGTTCCAATGGCTCTTCCTGCTGGCGTAGCTGCTCAAGTCGTCATCATCAACGTCAATCTCAACAAGATCGTCGCCGACCGGGAACGCATCAACGACTGGTTCGACGACGGACTTGGTGCCTCCGTTTGGAGTCTCCTGACGGTTCAGAACCAGACCGCTGCGAAGAACGCTCTCACCGCCGACATGCAGGCGGCAGTAAATGCCATCCAGAGCGCCATCAACGCACTGGCGGCGATGTGAAGATCACCATCGAACGAGAGCCTGGCCAGATCACCGTATTCAACGAAGTCTCCGATGTGTACGTCGTGGTTCGACAGGTCAAGGTCCTCACTGACCTAGCCGGTGAAAATCCCACGCGTAACATCGACACGACCTCATTCTCCTGGGGAAGCAATGTTCGAGAACTCGTGAAAGAGATCACTCAATCTCTCACGGAACTTCAGGACTACCTGAAGGAGAGTCGTCATGGCGGTTCCAGCTAACGTAGTAGTCGCATGGCCCTCGACTGCTGCATCCATCCCCGCAGGATGGACACGGGTCACGGAACTCGATAGCCGCTACGTCGCAGGTGCTGCAACCGGCGCTGATACTGATCTCTCGACCAGCCGAGGGAACGCCAACCACACGCACACCTCTCCAGCACACACCCCGATCCAGAACTCCCACACGCACCTCGTGACGGATAATGGATATTTAGGGCCAGACAACTTCTCTGCTGCCAATACCCCTCGACATAATGTCGCAGATAGTATCCATCAACACGGTTCTGCTGACTCGGATGCAAAGATCGCGACGAACAACAGCGTCACGATCACGGTCAACACGACGGTCAACGACCTCGGGTATCTTGAAGTCATCTGGATCAAGAGCAATGGTACACCGCTCGGTCTTCCCATCGGATGTATCGCCTTCTTCGCGAGCGACTCGCTCCCCACGAACTGGTCGCGTACTGCTGCTGGCAAGTATCTAAAGGGGGCTGCTGCGGCAGGAAATGGTGGGGCAAGTGGTGGAGCGAACACGCACGTCCACACCTCCCCTGCCCACACCCACACGCAAAATGCGCACACTGGTACGGCGACTACTGGGAACAGTGACACGTTCACGGTCGTCAACAACACCTTCACGACGACCTTCTCTGCACATACGCACAACCATCATCTCACGTTCAGTAGTGTAACTGCAACGAACCAGTCCGTCACGACGACCATCGATTCAACGAACCACGAACCACTCTTCACGTTCTTGAACGCGATCACGCCCTCAATCGTTGATCTCCCGGTGAATGTCATCTGCCTTTGGAGTAGCACGAACGCTTCGATTCCATCCCTTTGGGCACGCTACACCGCCCTCGATGGAAGATGGGCGAAGTGCTCAAGTGTCAATGGAGATGTGCTCACAACGGGAGGCTCATCGAGTCACTCGCACACTGCCTCCAACTGTCAACCGATTCAGGATGCACATACTCACACGGCGACAGATGGTGGTCCTCAGCAGCTAAGCACCGGAAAAGACAGTCTGAACAATACTCCGGATGCATCGCACATCCACGATTGGAGTGTGGACTCTGCAACGGCGACGAACCAAGCAACCACTGTTACGATTGACTCGTGTGCTGCTGAAGATGCCTACCCACTCTACCGGACGATGATCTTCGTCCAGTTTACCAACTCGACCGGCCCTGCTATCTCCCTCGGTGGTTACACTTCGTACGACCTGGGGCTCACGGTGGCCGACATCTCCAACCCAGTCACCCCCGAAGTTGCGGCCAAGATTGCTCACAATGACCACCGCTTCATGAGGACTACCTGATGGCCAGACCAGTCAAACCCATTTACGTACGGCTCGTGGGAACGGGAATCGACACAAGTTTCGTGTGTCGCTCGCACGACATCATCGGCCAACCGGCCGACACGTTCCACAAGTTCGTCATGGAAGATGACGTGGTTGTCCTCTACAACAACTTCGGAATCTCCTGCATCACCATCGCCGACAGTCCAGAAGGACTACGTTAGAAAAACTGGTGTCTTTTTCTAACAGAAAGGGCTCGCATGAGACCGCGTATCGTCTTCTTTGACATCGAGTCCCGGCTCTGGGCCGAGGACCTTCGGCCAGAAGACAACGAAGCCGGTTGGGATGAACTCCGTACCGGTAGAGGTGGTGCTTCAGCGATTGCCGTCTACGATACGCACGAGCGGTTTCTCTACCTCTACGACGATCATTGCGCAACAAAGTGCGCACGTCACCTAGAGGCAGCAGACCTAGTCGTAGGTTTCTGCTCAGAGAACTTCGATCTCCCTTGCCTCGAAGGACTCGTGGGACGGCGACTCAAGATCGTTCAGCACTACGACATCTTCGCAGAACTGATGAGGAAGAATGCATCTCAAAGTAAACGTGGACAAAAAGGCGATCTTACGCTGGATCGAATCTCACGACAGAACCTCGGTCGAGGGAAGATCAACCACGGCTCCAACGCAAAAGAACTCGCCCGGAGAGGATTCTGGGGACAACTCTTCAACTACTGCGCGGACGATGTCCACCTAACACGCGACCTGTTCGCAGTCATCTGTCGAGACGGCGGTCTCATCAATCTGAGCGGCTTCACGTCGCTCATCGTGCCCGACCTCTACCGTAAGGGCATGGAGGAATATCTGTGATCTCGTCGATGATCATCGAACGTGCAGCCGGGGCCTATGCCTACGAGCAGCAGATGTGCAACATGGTGGTGGAGTGCGTACAGCATTCCGAGTCTCAGTTCAACGGCATCCGGTCGAAGTTCCCTCGCCTCTACGATCTCTGGCGCGGAACCTGGTCCGGCCGTTTCCACCCGCACAAGAACAACGTACACATCCCGCTGATCTTCTCGGCGATCTGGGCTGATGCAGCCCGCAAGGCAGCTTCCTCACTTTCGTCCTACCCGCCCGTCAACTTCATGGGCTACGGACCCGAGGATGCAGCTATCGCGCGCAAGCAGGAGGCGCTCAACGCGGCTCAGTTCAAGGACGACAACGGCTTCCTCAAGCAGGTGGATGCCATCGTCGCCGGCTCACTCTACGGCGTCTGCGTGATGCAGGTGGGATGGAAGCGCGACGAGCAGGAACGGATCATGGAGCAGATCGACCGGATGCCCCTATCGGGCAAGGTCGTGCGCCACATCCGCAAGGGTAAGGTCGTCATGTTCGACGGCCCCGAGTCCATCATGGTGGACTTGCTCGACTTCTTCCCGCAGCCTACGGTCGCGCGTCTACGCGACATGAAGTGGGTCGTTCGCCGGTACTTCCTCGATCTCGATGACTGTCGCTACCTCGCGTCCATCGGCACGTTCGACAAGGCAGCCCTCAGCCGGCTGGAGCGCGATGGCGCGCTCGGCGGTGGTCAGGGTGCCCTCGTTACGTCGATCCAGCGGTTCCAGGTTCGCACAGGGATGGATGACGAGACTGCCCGGTTCATGGACAAGTACTCGCGCCCTATCGAGATTCTGGAGTTCTGGGGCAAGGTCCCGAGCGAGCTTTCGCCGGATGGCGTGCTCTCGCGCGTGGTCACTGTCGCAAACCGTCGCTACATGATGAGGAATCGCCCGAACCCGTACAACCACGGACAGATTCCGTTCCTCGCCTACTCGCCTACGCCGGACCTGCACTACTTCTACGCCCCGGGCAAGGCCGAGATCGTCGAGAAGCTCCAGATCGTCGGCAACCGCTACCTGAACCAGTCGCTCGATGCGGCTGACCTGATGATCGATCCGATGTGGTTCTACGACCGTGGAGCCGGACTCGTGACGCGCAATCTCTACTCGCGCCCGGGACGCTTCGTTGGTCTCAACGGCAATCCGAGCAACGCGATCATGCCGATGCAGCCGTACATGCAGGGTCTCTCGGTTGCGGATCAGAAGATTTCGCAGATTCGAGAGTTCCTACAGATGGGTACCGGTATCGTGGACGATGCAGTCCAGGGTATTGGCGGAGACTCACGACAGACGGCCCGAGAGTTCATCGGTCGCCGTGAAGCAGCAGGCACGCGCCTGATGCTGGAGTCCCGTATCTACGAGGAGACGATGCTGGAGCCGATGGCGAATATGTTCGCTGCCCTCTCCAAGCAGTTCCTCGAACCGCCCGTCGAAGTGCTCATCCTCGGCGATGGTTCTCAGATCGATCCAGTCACGAACATGCCGATCCCCGCGTCGCGAGAGACGCTCAGCGCGTACGACCTATTCCCGTCGTACACCGCACGAGCCCTTGGTGCGACGATGGGTCTCTCGAAGCAGATGCAGCAGCAGAATCTGCTCTCGTTGCTTCAGGCCCTTGGTACTCCTCTCGGTCAGTCTCTGATGGGACAGATCAATGCAGTGAACTTCTTCCGTGGCATCTTCCGCACGTTCGAAGTCCCGAACATCAACGAAATCTTCGCTGTCAACCCGATGCTCCAGCAGATGCTCCAGAACCCACAACTCCAGCAGATGATGATGGGGCGTGGCGTTTCGGGCATTCCGACTTCGGGACAGATTTCGAATGGTGGTCCGTCGGTCATGTCGGGGATGGCTGGTTCAGCGGGCATGGGCGCTCCGGCGTCGTTGCTCACTCCTCCGAGCCTCAACCAGAATCTTCCTCCAGCCGGCGTAGCCGCGTAAGAAAGGAGGTCGCCCAATGGTGGGTGACTTCAGAGAATACTTCGATCTACGCAAGCTCGATCCCCTTCAACTTGGACAGATCGAGTTCGTTCTCAACTCTCCCGCGTATCAGGAGAGCTTCAAGCCGTACATGGAGGACATCCTCCGGAGTCTCTCTACTCTCTGGAAGGATCGTTCACAACAGCGCAAGGACCAGTATCCGGATGACTTCCTCGCAGGAGGCGTCACCTTCGGTGAAGGTCTATTGAAGTTCTTCGATCTTCTCATCTCCGAGACGAACATGGAGAGAATCCATCAGTCAATGGAGAGCATGTCGAACGAACAACTCTACGACCATAAACGTGCGACCGGTGAAGTCAAGCCTGTCGTGGGTCTCGATCAGTCGGCTATGCCCGAGCAGGCGGACCCGGACGAATTCTGATGCCCTCAAGCGAAGTGATGCACAAGTTCAAGTCGGGGACGCTCCACTCCGGCTCAAAGCATGGCGCCAAGGTGAAGAACCGGAAGCAAGCCATCGCTATCATGTTGTCGGAGCAGCGTAACGAAGCTGCGCACGGTGGAGAGTATGTCTCCAGTGGTGAGCGGCGTAACCCTCTCGAAGGCACGAGACGACCTCGGGGCCGAAAGGAGTCGTAATGTCCATCGGACGCAGTAGAGAAGAGCAGGAACTCACTGACCTTCTCGCCAAGACCTTGGTTCAGAAAGAGGTCATGGAACCCATGAGCAAGATCAACTGGGGTCATGGTACCCCACCACCCCCGGACAATAGCGGACAACCCGCTCCAGCCGAGGGAGCACCCGGGAATGCAGCAGCCCCCGCAGCGCAGCCGAAGGCCGGACAACCCGCGCCCACGCCAGCCGCTCCAGGAAATGCTGGCAGTCCCAAGGCGGACACCCCGAAGATCGAAGACCTGATCGCGGTGTACGAGTCGATGCGTGACCCGGAGACGGGACTCATCGCACGCAAGTACGCGACGGTTACGGAAGCGATCAAGGGAGGCGTTCACCTCACGCATATGGCGAAGCAGGCATTCTCTGAGGCCGACAGTCTGCGCAAGCAGCTAGCCGAGATGAATGACCGACTACGTCAGGCGCCCGCGCCCACCCCTGGTGGCGTGGTTCCGCAGCCCAAGCCCGAACTCACCGCTTCGCGAGCGCGTGTGGACGAGGCCCAGGCGAAGTACGACAAGGTGCTGTCGGACATCACCGAGAACGGAGGCGTTCTCGATGCGGATTCTTCGAAGGCCATGAGCAGGGCTCAGCGTGATCTGAGTGAAGCCATTGCCGACAGTAGAGCGCAGGAGGTGGCTTCTTCCCGTAATCAGCAGGAAGAGGCCGACCGTGCAGCTTGGGATGAGGTCGATCAGCACATGAAGACCAAGTATCCAGGTTCTGAACGGTTCTCCGAGGAGATTGCTCTGAATCTTCAGAGTGATCCGCTGCTTGCCAGCGCAGTTGATGCGCTGTTCGCAAAGGGGAAGCGTCTTCAGGCAACTGAACTCGCGTGGAAGGGCTTTGCCCAGTCTCACGGAGATCAGATTGCTGCGACGGCGCAGACGAAGGCGGAAGAGAAGGAAGTCGATCTCGCCGCCCGTGAGCAAGTCCGTAAGGAAGCAGTCGAACGAGCCCGTAGAGACGCGGGCGTTGTGACTGGTTCCGCTGGTGGTGCTGGTGCGCACGAGAACCAGAACGCGTCAGGTCCGACCCGAGAGCACATCGATCAGCTTCGCGAGGCAATGCGTCGTGAAGGCGATTCTCCGGGCAGTCCCGCTGCGGCTGCGTTCAGACGAGCCATCATCCCTCTCGACCCATCCGTCTTCGGCCCACAGTAGGCCAGGAAGGAGTAACACTCACTAGCAGCGAAAGCTGCGAGGTACATCAATGGCTGGTACCACTTTCAACTTCGGCTCGTATGCCTTCGATGGCTCCGATCTGAAGAGTGGCGTCGCCCGTGAGGACCTGCTGGAGCAGATTACCAACATCTCTCCATATGACACGCCGTTCGTGTCGCAGGCTCCGAAGGTCGGTTGCCGTCACATCTACCACCAGTGGCTCATCGACACCCTTGGCACGCAGACGACTGCGGGTGCTGTGGAAGGTGCCGACTGGTCGCTGGACACGACCACTGCTCCAAGCCGCGTCTTCAACGTGACCATGATTCTCCGCAAGGACATCGGTCTGTCGGAGTCGCAGCGCGCAGTGGACACCGCTGGTTTCGCGGATCAGTACGCCTACGAAGTTCAGAAGGCGACCAAGGAACTCGCGATCAAGCTGGAGACCATCGTCTTCGGTGCTCTGACCACGGCGACCGGTGCTTCCGGTACTGCCCGTGTGATGCGCGGCCTTCAGTCGTTCGTCACGTCCAATACCTCGCTCGCGGGAACCAACGGTGGTACGGTTGGTGATGCGACTCACGACGGTATCGTGACGGTTGGCGACTTCAACGACATGCTGAACACCATCTACGCTGCGGGCGGCAATCCGGAGCAGGTGTATGTCAGCCCGAAGGTGAAGCGTCAGGTCAGTGCGTTCTCGATCCCTGGTGCTGCGGCCGGCAACGTCTACGCCAAGAACATCGCGGCGGTGGACAAGAAGCTGATCGGCGCCATCGATTTCTACGACTCGGACTTCGGTCTGATCCAGATCGTCCTCGACCGGTGGGTTCCGGAGAGCACCAACACCACGACCGCGACCGCTTCGGCGACTGCGACTGGTGGTCAGATGTTCTTCCTGTCTCGCGCGATCAATCGTCTGGCGTGGCTGCGCCCTGTGCATCACGAGCTTGTCGGCAAGCGAGGTGACTCGGTTGCTGGTCTGGTCGTGGGCGAGGTGACGCTGGAGGTTCTCGCCGAGAAGGCGAACGGCATCATCCGGTCCGTCAACAACAAGAGTTCCGTTACCTAGTAGTTGACGGGATTCCAACTTGGGGAGAGGTCCTTCGGGGCCTCTCCCTTACGAGGAACTCAACATGCCTCATTTCGGTTCGGGGAACTGGCCTCTCAATTACGGGACCATTCCCTACGCTTCGCCCCTGTCTGGTTTCAGCAAGCAGGTTGCCACACTCATCAACACGGTTGCGACCAACACTGGTGTCACGGAAGGTACCGACAAGGCGACCTTCACGGTCCCTGATGCTGGTCTGTACCGCGTGACTGCCTACATGGCGGTGAACGTCGCGTCTGACGCCGGTACGGAAACCGGGCAGTTCGTGCTCACCTACACCGATGCGGTCGGTACGAAGTCTGCGGTCGATCTCAACAACTCGAACGCTTCTGCGAATACCACTCTCAACCTGAAGACGGCTGCTGCGGTTGCGAACTGGGTGGGTGTTTTCCGCGCCCTCGCTGCTGGCTCTGTCGTGGTTGCGGTGAAGAACGTGGTCGGTACTTCGGGTCGTACGGTCGGGTCTGTGAACCTGAACGTCATCCTGGAGAAGATCGGCGAGTAACTCAGTGGGGAGGAGGGGTGCATACTCTTCCTCCCCTTTCTGTTCTCAAGAGGTAACAATGGCCAAGAAGAATCCAACCATCACGACTTCCAGCGCGAATCTCAAGCCGGTGATGCCAGGCATCGACAATCTGCCCAATCCCATCGGCAAGAACATGAGCGTTCAGGAAGAGGGCAATGCGATGCCCGACGTGAGCATGAAGGAGAACGACGGAGACAATCCCTCGTTTTCCAGTCCCGCGTTCGCGAATGGTCGCGACGTGCGCAGTTACGGCTCCAGCCCGAAGTCGAACCCGACTCCGGACATGCCGGGAGCGTAACCGTGGCCAGCAAGCGAGGGAACCCAGTGGCGCGTGTGGGCAATTACGCGCAGGAAGTGGATTCGACCGGCATGGACCCGGAGATGAAGGCTCAGATGTTTGGGACCAAGATGGACAAGACGGAATCCAGTTATCTGAAGGGGGCCAAGAACAAGGTCTCTGCGACTGAAGCTGTCCGGCGTGCCCGCAAGGCCAACAAGCAGCCACCCCTTCGTCCTGAGGAGTAAGTCATGGCCCGGAAGAATCCAACCATTTCGGACATCCCGAAACAGGACAAGCACGAGCAGATGTGTGACGAGATGAACGACGCGGTCTACACCCTCCGGGACAAGATTCGCAAACCGTTCCCTCGAAACGGCGAGAAGCTCCTGCCAGCGAACCTCCGTGAAGCGGAGAAACCGGAAGCACGAGTGGCGCGAAAGCACATCGCTCGTCTCCACAAAGCCTTCAAGGCGGAGAAGTAACCATGAGCAAGAGAGGCAATCCCGTGATGGGTCACGGTAGCCGAAAGGCCATTTCCCAGAGCGTCGTTCATCCGGTCGCTGATTCCTCGAACACTGATTCGGGCAATCCGGCTGCGATGCGCGTTCCGAAGGGCAAGGCGAAGAACATCGTCAAGGGTGTGGGCACCCCGTCGGCATCGAGAAAGTAACATGGCTCGGTCCAATCCCACTACCAAGCACATCGGGTTCAAGGCTGCTGCGGAACATGCGGCCGAAGAGTCTGGTGAGTCCCTCGCCGCAGGTCGGGCGATGGTCGCTGCCGGCGCTCGCAAGGCGTCGAAGCGTGCTGTGAAGAACAACCCCCGACTCGCTCGTGTGAGTGGAGTCAAGAAGTAAGGAGGCTGTACATGAGCGGTGATCTCAAAATCACTCGCATCAGAGCGCAGCACCAGTCTGAACTGAGCCTTCTTGGCGACACCGTCAAGTTGGCTCAGTCGGCTGTTCCCAAGCTCCGTCGCACGGCGGAGAATCGGGTCGCGTTCCGCAATATGGCGGACTCGATGAGCGCCCTCGGTGCATACGTCCGTGCGAATGGTTTCGATCCAACGCGCAAGTTTCAGCACGTCGCGAACTACGACACCGAAATCTGGACCCTCGTTCTCGAAATGTTTGCGAAGTATGAGACCGTGAAGGACCCCGTTACTGGGATCGAGCGCGAAGAACTTCGCGATGATGGTCTGCTGTACAAGTGGGATCATGAGAAGGGCTGTCTTCGCTTGAACAAGGACTTCTTCTTCGCCCTGCTCTCCTACTTCGAATCCGAAGGCATTTCCTGCGACATGCGCGGGAAGATCAAGCTGAACTAACTGTAGAAAGGAGTCACCCGTGTCTGCCAATCCCTTCCACGTCTGGACCCTCAATTTCGGAAAGCGGAGCGCCTGCTCGTACTACCGGATTGAAGCACCAATGACGCAGTTGATGTCGTTCGGCCTAGCCAAGGTCTTCGAGGACAAGGGTGGTACGCCCGACTCCCACATCGCACAGATGTACTCTGACATCTCGCACTTCTACGCAGTGGCTGGTGAATCGATCCTGCACAAGATGCAGGTCCTGAAAAACATCAAGCCCGCGATCCGTGATGGCAACGACATCTACCCTCCGGCTCTGATCTACGACATCGACGACAACAATGACTTCGTTCACCCATTCAACACGAGCTACGTAAGCATGGGTATCCGCAGTTATCCCGATGCCCACCTCCTGACCCCAGGAGATGGCATGGAAATCTTCGACGCCGAGGGGAACAAAATCTGGCAGATCGTCGATCAGGAGACCCACCTCGATGGGCTCAAGTTCGACATCGCACGCAACCTTCACCAGATGAAGGTTCGCCACGAGATCATCCGGACGTGCCACGGTGCGACCGTGACCACCCCGAATCTCGCCCGGTACTTCAAGGAAGTCATCGGCCAGCCGAACGTCTACGTCTTCCCGAACACGATCATCCCTGAGCACTACGAGAAAATTCGTGCAGTACGTGAAGACGACTCCATTCGCATCCTATGGCAGGGTGGTATGAGCCACTGGGTGGACTGGTACCCTCTCCGCGATGCCCTCAAGGTCATTTGCCAGAAGTATCCGAACGTGAAGTTCGTGATCTACGGTGAGTGGTTCAAGTGGATTCACGAGACGATCCCTGATCACATGGTTGAGCATCATGCTTGGAACGAGTACGACGCGTACAAGCTCAAGCGTGGTCTTCTGAACATCGACATCAACCTCTGCCCGCTGAAGAAGAATATGTTCAACGCCGGCAAGTCTGCCATCAAGTGGTACGAAGGCTCCATCTGGGAACAGCCCGAGGCCACCCTTGCGTCGAACTTCGGTCCATACAAGGAGATCATCGATGGCGAAACTGGACTCCTCTACGACACTCCCGAAGAGTTCGTTCAGAAGCTCTCTCGGCTCATCGAAGACCCTGCTCTTCGCGCTCATGTTGCTTCTGGGGCGAGACGATGGGTCTTGGAAAATCGCACACCAAAGGCGACGATCCCTGGCCTCTTCGAATTCTATGAAGAGACACGGGCACGTCAACGCCGAGAAATCGGACGCCCCATCATTCAGCAACCTACCCTCGAACAGATCAAGAAGGTAGGAGTTGCTCTGAGGTAACACATGGCCATCACTGTTGTCAACGCACGAATCTACGTCGCCCGTATCATCGGTGGTGGTGCCGAGAGCCAGGAATCTCTCGACATGGCGAACGAGGCTATCCTCCGAGGATACCAGGACTGGCAGAACAAGCGGTTCTGGCGATTCCTCCTGAAGGACACGTCGAACACCTTCACGATCACGGCTACTCCTCTGTCGGGATTTGCTACGATCACTCCCGTCACGGCAGGTGATCTCGACTTCGTGAATGTTGGACAGACTCTGACCTCCTCTGCCTACACCGGAACGGCAACAGTTCTCTTCGTAACGCGCGGAACGGACGGTGTCGTATCTTCGATCACGGTGGATAAGAACGCCCTCACCTCGTCGGCGTCAGTGATGATCTTCAGCGCCAACATTCCGATCATCGCGGGAAGCAATGACTACGGTGTGCCTAACGACTTCAGTGCTGCATTCTCGGCACTGTTGCTAACGAACAAGCGCCCACTCGTGTGGCGAGATCAGCGGTGGTGGGATCGTACCATCATCGACCAGACCGTGCGTGGAACTCCATCCGAGTACACCACGTACAATACGTTCTCAGACCTCACGCAGAACAAGGGAACGACTCGAATCAAGTTTGATCGCATCCCTGATGTGAACGACACGATGCTCTTCCGGTACTATCGGAAGTTCATCACGAACGGAACGAACATCGACATGATCGATGACTTCGTCTACCAGTTCCTCGACTACTGCCGAAACATCCTTCTCGAAACCAAGCGAGCCCAGGATGATCCAGCAGGTTACGCAGCCTCGGTCAAAGAAGCCTCCGAGGGAGCAGCCGAGACTGACGAAGAGCCGACGGACGACAACGACGCCGAGAACTGCATGAAGTCGCAGTGGGAAGTCGGTGACTACGGTCGCCCACTCTGGGGCAACGGACAGTTTGATCCTTACCGATAAGAGGTAATCCATGCCAAAGCCCATGACCGAACTACTCAACGGTGGTATCGTGACCGCACGCGTTGGTTCGATGCTCGACTCTGGAGAACTCCAGCGAGCCGACGACTGTGTGTATCGCGAGAAGGACCCGTCCATCTGGCGGGCTCCTGGCCGTACTGCCTTGACTACCACGGCTCTTGGCACCGACATCCGGGGCGTGGGACATCTCTCTTTCGACGGTGCATACGTCGATCAGTTCGTCGAACTCACTCGCCGCACCGATGGTTCTCCAACGTGGTTCAGTGGTCCTGATCGGACCTACCCGGGCTTCCATCTCTATGGCGCAGACTTCACTGCCGTCTCTGGCCTTTCTCCGACTGAGATCGGTGGTCAGGGTCGGTGGTTCGGTGTGGTTACTGGTACGACTCTCGATACGCAATTCACGGTGGCCTCTTGCACCATTGCGAGCACTGTCGTGACGACCAGTAACTCGTTTTCGAACGTGTCTCCGGGCGCGGTCGTGAGTGGTACCGGGATCACGGCCGGCACGCGTGTCCTCTCTGTTGACAGTGCTACCCAGATCACGCTCGATACGGCTGGTTCTGCTGGTACTGTGACTCTGACGTTCACCCAGTACCCATTTCTGATCACGGCTATCGGAGCGAGACTCATCGGGACCGGCATCGGAACGAACGTCCGAATTACGGCTGTTTCGAATCAGGATGGCACGACTGGACACTACCGAACTGCAACCCTCTCGGTTGCTCCGGCGAGCGGAAACGGAAACTACAACTTCATCATCACCTTCGGTTCGGTCTACGACTGGAACAACACGGGCGGAGAGATTCTCGACTTCGTCCAGTACGGTGCTCGTCGCTACTATATGTGGGACGGCATCGGAAATCTCCAGTGCGTCGAGTGGAAAGCTCGCGCGACTGCAAGCGACGCCACCCTCGGCTCTGTCCTAGGGATTCGCCCAGTTGGTCTGAGACCGGTTGAAACTGCACCAACGATCACGGTTCAGACCGCGCAAGCTACCGGCTGGAACGCTGTGAAGGGTGCAGGCAAGTACTGGCTCCTGATCACGGAAATCTTCTCTCCGGAAGCGAACATCGCGACTGCCTTGAAGGACCCGGCTCTACGGTCTCAGATTGTCGAGTCGTCTTACCTTGCGGCCGACAATTCGACTACCGGTGACAATGGTTCCCAGTCTGGTATCGGTCTGCCCATCGGCGCCACTATTGTGACTCCGGCGAGTGACAACATCCTCATCACGTTCCCCGCTGTGACCAATGATGGCCGTGACGGCTACATCGCCACTCACTGGGGAGTCTACATCTATGGTCCGTCCACGGACCTTCCCTCGCTGGCTCAGCTACGTCGGTGTGCGACGGTTCCGATCACGACCTTCGCTGCCGGGGCAACCTTCACGCTCACCGAGAACACGCTAACCCAGATCAAGTACCCAACCGCCAAGCGGACTGCGGCTGGTCGTCCTGAGTTCGGGGCTGCCGAGCGGCTGCTTGGGGTCTTCGACAACTCGGACGCTGCGAGTAAGGTCGGCGGCTCGAACAAGAACATGCCGGACAATGCTGCGAACGGACTCACGACCTACGGATTCTCAGTGGTCGGAGCGTACTTGGCCAAGCTGATCTTCGGTATCGAGTTGCAAGTCCGTGGCTATGCGGACCCAAGCGGTGACACCACGCCGACCGCGCGCTACTGGGTACGTCTGATGACGACCGGGGCAACGAAGTCCACCGATACGTACTATGGAGAATTTGGTGGGCAGGGGAATCACACCAACTACCACGGTGGTCCGATGGACACGATGGGTGTTGCGTGGGTTCTTGCTGACACGCCCAACCTCGAAGTGGAAGTAGGCATCGCCAACCGAGGGCACAAGGACGCGCTCTTCCTCGATGGTGTTGCGATCAAAATCTACTACACGACTACGAACGTGGACTTCAATGGTCCCGCGTACCGTGTAGTGACGTATCAGGATCAGGTGGGAACCACGATCAGTGACCCGGCCCGTCTTCTTCCCCCACAGCCAACGACGGGTGACTTCTTTCAGGGTTCGTTCGTTCTCAACAACCGGATTCAGGAGAACCAGATTCGCTTCTCACTCCCAGGTGATCCGGAGGCGTGGCCGAAGCCGTACGAGCTTACGTTCAACACGCGTAAGAAGGACAAGGTGACGTTCATCAAGACTCTGAACGGCATGCTCCTTGTTGGCATGGAGAACTCGATCAAGCGGGTGAACTACCTGCCCAAGGAGTCGGACACCAAGCTCGACACCGGTCTGGCTCATGAGGACGTTGCGACGGATCACGGTATCCCGGGGCCGTTCTGCGGCGTGAAGTTCGATATGCCGGGCAAGGGAATCATGCTTGCCTACGCCTCGACGGTCGGCATGTTCCTCACGAACGGTATCTGGACGATGCCTCTGAATCTGGACCTCGATTGGGAGAACACGGTGAAAATCTCGGCGCTCGGTACGGCCGTTCTTCGCGTGTACCCAAAGCAGAAGTGGCTCGCCCTCTTCTACTGTCCAGCCGGCGCTACCCACAACAAGAACACTCGTGTCATGTACTTCTGCTATCAGGCCGACAAGCTGAAGGACAACTCGGGAATGCCTGCGGTGGGTCCAAGCGTCGCCTCTGCCCGTTCAGCCTGCGAAGCATACCTCAACGGAACTCCGTACATCTTCACCGGCCATGAAGCAGATGGCAAGGTCTACGTCGAAGATAGCGGCCTCACGATTCCTTCGGGCTATCAAGCCCGTCTGAACGATGACTCCGCCAACGGAGACGGAAAGACCGCGTCCGCAGTGGACGTGAAGATCATTCCGCTGATCCGGACTCGTAAGTTCTACCCGATCACTCTCGACCGTGATGGATTCGGTGAGAAGGTCTACTTGCACTTCGCTCCCTTCGGATCGAACTCTGTGACGGCACTTTCAACTACCGTAATCAACACGACGACGGTGACCTCGTCAGCAGCTTTCGCCTCGGTTCTGCCCGGCATGCGCGTACTGGGAACTGGAATCGACCCGGGGACCATCGTCGTTTCGAAAGCCAGCAGCAGCAGCATCACGATCTCTCGGGCAGCCAACGCGAGTGGGTCTGCTACCCTGACCTTCGACACCGGAACCCTCGGAGTAACCCTACGAGGGAGCGGCCTAGGAGAAGCTGTCAAGGGTCTTCGTACTGACTACATCTCTACCCTCGTTGGAGACTTGGCCAGCTACAACAACACGAAGATGCGTCGTGGTTTTGAAATCCAAATCGAGAAGGTTCCTCTTACTTTCGACAGCAACGGAGATACTCTCACCTGGGCTGATCTGGGAGTGAACATGCGGATTCACACGCTCACCTACGTTCTCAGTGAAGCGGGCTTCCCGGATTCGAATCGCAACGAGAGCTAAGAGGTCCCAATGACGTACGTACCGTTCCAAATTCCCCGCGATCCTGAGGAGTGTCCTGGGTGGCTGTACGAGACGCTTCAGCGTCTCAATCGGTCATCCACGTCCGCTTCTCAGGGACTCGCGTCGGTAACTCGCGGTGAAGCACCGGACGGGTCCGGAAATCCCCTTGTGGATACCGGGAAGTTCTTCTACAAGCCGGGTCTCTCTGGCGGTCAGATCGCTTTCGGCGGTGTGAACTCGGCAGAGAACCTCGTGCTCTCTTCAACCGCTGCTACGTCGAAGGGCTTCATCTACCTCGGGAATGCCAAGACCTCGATGTACGATGAGGCCAACCAGCGCATCGGGCTCAACACGATTCCGCTCTACCGGCTACATCAGAAGCACTCGGCCGTCGAGAAGATGCAGCGGTGGGAAGGTCCGGGTACTGACGTAACGAACTGTATCTGCAATGGCACGACGGCAGTCACGCACGCTACGCACGGCTTTGCTGCCCTCACTGTCGGCATGGGCGTGAGAGGGTCTGGCGTTACCGAGGGGACACTGATCTCCTCGATCACGAATGATGGAAGTCTCTCGGTCTCCTCCTCAATCACGACCGGGACCAAGACGCTGACGTTCTACCACATACTCGATCTCGCCATCGAGACGAATGGTTCTGGAACCGACATGGTCTTCCGAACCACGAATGGTCTTCAGATCATCGGAAGCAGTTTGTCGGGCGGACAGGGAAGTGCGATCCGAATCACTGCACAGACGGCAATCGGAGCCCTCATCCGAGCGTTCGTCGAGGCTGGTCCTGGATCGGACAGCATGGCCCTCACGGGAACGAACGGCGCAACCGGGACTTCCCTCCATGCACTCTTCTCGTACATGAGCTTCAACACCTGGACTGGCTCGGGACTCTCAGGTACGGCGCGGGTCGGGATCAATGACGATCCATTCAACTTCAGAAGCAACGCATCGCCGGCCCAGATTCCTGGGTCTTTGATCGTAGCTCGTCGAGTCGGAGAGGCGACGGGTGTTGCAACAATGATCGTCGAGGGCACGAACGGGAGTGAGGTCGCTTTCGGCATCGCTGACCAGTCTATTGGAAGCGATCCTACGAAGGCGATGAACTCTCCTTCGGGGGGTTTCCGCCACGACGGCAAGCTGTTCCTCTGCACCGGGACGACTCCGCAGAGTTTGATTGATGCATCGAATCCTGCGGGCGGTACGCTCTCGGTATTCCAGATGACCGGTACGGATACCTTCAACTACATGGGCATTGGAAACGTGACGGCCTGGGGCGACACGCTCGTGAACAGTCGTTTCATGTGTCTCGGTGATCTGATCGCTGGACAGCGTTCATGGTTCCTCAACTCGGGCGGCTTCTCTCCATTCACTCGCTTTGGCATCTCCTCGGCCTACACGCTCATTTCGAACGGACAGGCTGGTGGTGCAAGCGGAGCTTTTCCGGCTCCCGAGACGACTCCTTCGGTCTGTCGAATCCTCAACACGAGTACGGCTGGTGCCGATGGCTCTGTCGTACTGAAACTCCAGACGAGCCGCGCCGGTCAGACCGGAGACTTCCTCGAAGCAGTCAATAGCAGCAATGCCGTCGTCGCAGCGATTCAGTCGGACGGTACGATCTACGGTCCTTCTGCCAACGTGTTCTACGAAGGCGACGCAGTCTCGTACGACGATGACGCTGTGTTCTATCATCCAACCTACCAGTAGGAGAGCCTCATGCCATCTCTGAAAGACAAGAGCATCTCACTCCTTGGCTCATTCACAGGTTCGATTGCCACGGGGGCGAATCCAACGCTCTTCACGACTCCGGCTGGAAAGGTCACCCGAATCACGCACATCGTGTTCCGCGACCCGTCAGCCACAGCAGCAGCCGCCACGAACATCAGTTGTACGGGATTCCCAGGAACGATCTCACTCGCGAACCTCATCACGGCCAACACGGGCTACGTCTGCGTTGGTGCTGACTCGGCCGCAGCGACTCCCCAAACCCCAGTGCAAGGAACTGAGATCGCAGCCGCAACTGCTGTCGTCCTCACGACCACGACCGGTGCAGCCATCACGGTCACTGTAGACGTGTTCGGTTACACGTCCGCGTAAGAGGCATCATGATCCGAAATCTCATCAAGAAGTTCTTCGCGTGGGACGGTCTCGCGTCCGGAGAGGGCGGCTTCATTCAGGCTGCTCTCATGGCTTCCCCGTACATCCTCAACGCCCTCGGGGGTATCTTCGGCAAGAAGAACAAGTACATCGATCCCGAAGAACTGAAGGCGAAGTACGGTCCGGCTGCGGTCGCGGGTGATGCGCAGAAGCTCTCGAACTTCATCCTGAACTCTCCGTACGGCCAGCAGTTGCTCTCTTCGGCCGCGACACAGGGACAGGAGCTACAGACCAACCTCGCGAGCAACGCTGCGGCCTCGGGTCTCTCTCCCGACACGGGTGCCTCTTCAGGGGCTAGCGACTTCGCTGCGGCTGCGGCTCCACAGGCTCAGGCCGGCTTGGAGCGCGGAGTCAAGGCCAACGTCTGGCAGGCAGCCCTACCGATTGCTGCACAGCAGAACGCAGGCTATCAGGACTTGGCTCTTGCCAACAACGCGGCTCGCAACGCTGAACCAGACATTTGGCAAAAGCTCTCGGCAGCGGCTGGCGCTGCTGGTGCTGGCGGTCTCGGTTCCATGATGAAGAAGCAGACGAAAAAGCCAGGAGAGCAGGGGTAATCACATGGGTTTCTCAAGCATCCTTCGTAGTGCCGGCAAGGGCGTTGCCTCTGTCGGACGTGCCGTTCAGAACGCTTCGCGTAAGCTCGACGAGTCTGTCGCCGGCCCACAAGCTCAGGCGGCCTCTCCCGTCCCAATCGTGGCTCCCAACCCAGATGCACAAGTTCAGGCGCAGTCGCCCACGGCACCAAGCGAGGGAGCGCCTGCTCCAGTTCCGGCTGCTGGTGGTGCGGCTCCGGCTGCGGCTCCGACTGCACCAGCCCCTAAGGGTTTCTCTCTTCCTGATATTGGTCCTGCACCCGATCAGAATGCTCCGGAATTTCAGGGCGACGGTGGTGCGGACAAGTACGCGCGTGCGGCGGAAGAGTACCAGCACAAGCAGGACATCCACAAGGCGTTCACCGATCTCGATGCGATCTACAGTCAGGCCCACCCGGGCCGCGACTTTCAGAAGGAGTATCAGCAGTCGCTCGCTGAACTCAAGCAGCATGAAGACGAGCGTCCTCAGGGCAGCCCTCTAGCTCGGGCAGCCCTCGCTCTGGGGGACTTCAATCCGGCTGTTCGTCAGTCCGGACGGAGCAACCTCGCCGAGTATGAGAAGGGCGTCAATGAGAAGCAGGCGCGCAGTGACGAGGGATTCCAGTCTCGTCTGGCTCTCAGGATGAAGATGCACGAGCAGACCGCCAAGGATGCCGAGGCGGAAGGCAACTGGAAGAAGGCTCTCGCGGAGCAGGAGAAGCTCGCGTTGCTCAAGTCTGATGAGGCTGCGCTCTCGCACGAGCGTGATCTACGGAAGCAGGAAGTGACCCAGGAAGGTCAGACCAAGCGCGCGAACATCCGTGCTGATGCGATGAAGCGCACGGCGGAGATTCGGACCAACGCGATTGGTGAGACTCATGGTCTCTCTGGTTCGTTCCTTCAGCAGTTCCAGAAGGAGTCGGCGAAGGCTGTTGCTCGCCTCCTAGGTCCTCGCGATCTCACCAAGGAGTACACTCCGGCTGATCTCGACTCGATCACCGCAATGGTCGAGCATCTCGCGGAGATGTTCCACGATCAGCAGTACGGAGATGGAAGTTCCGAGACATACCTCCGGACTCACCCTACCAAGCGTCGCCAACCCAAGGCTGCTACGAAAGAGCAGTTCTAACGAGGAGTTCTGATGGCCACCTTCGAAGATCGCCTGAAGCAATACCAGGAAGTCGATGAGCCGACCGCGAAGAAGAAGTTCATCGCGGAAGGTATCCGCAAGAAGTTTGCGGACGAGTTCGACTTCTCCGGCCTCTCGGATCAGGAGGTCATTCAGCGCCACTACTCTCGTTTCGGCAAGGACATGAAGCCCGAGGACTACGGCAAGAAGCTGGAGGAAGTCTACGGGAAGAACTACGCAGCCCCTGCTGCCCCAACCGAGACTCTCGGTGAGAAGGTGCAGGGCGCTGGAGAGAAGGTCGCCGAGGGCGCCAAGGAATTCGGGAAGGGCATCGTTCCATTCCTCGTTCCTGAGCTTCCTAAGGTTGCAGCAGCCGTACTACCTGCTACGAAGGCTGCGGCTGCAACTGTGTCGAAGTCCATTCCCTTCGTCTCACAGGCTGCGTTCCTCGGCGGTCACGCGATCAATGCGGCTGTTGATACGCAGACCGCGCAGGCTCTGGAGAAGACGGCATCTGAACTTCCCGTTCCGAACGTGGACGAGAAAGCTCAGGAGTACTTCACCAAGCTCCAGCCCGGCCTGTCTGCTCGTGGTTACTCTGACGATCAGATCATGCAGGAAGCTCGTAACCGCGCGCAGAACGTCGCGAGCGGATACCAGAAGACGACCGAGTCCATCGACGAGCAGGTTGCCCAAGCTCAGCAGGCTGCCACTGTTCAGGAGCCGGCGCACGCTGCGACCGATGCTTTCTTCCTCGGTGTCGGTGCGCCCGCAATCGAGGGTGTGCTCACTAAGGGAATGGAGCGTCTTGGCCTAGCCCCCGCTGCACGGGCTGCGGCTGTCAAGGCTCCTTCTGCTATTGCACGAGTTGCTTCGCACATCAAGACCGGCGCCATCGTCGGTGCTCCGGCCATCGGTGTTCAGGGAGCTATCGAGCACGGCGTACAGGCGGCTGCGGAAAACAAGACCCCACAGGAGATCGGGCAGGCCCTCGTGAAGGGCGGTATCGAAGGCGCCAAGATGGGCGCTGCCGGTGGTGCTATCATCGGTGCTACTGCCGGTACTCTCGAAGCCGGCCTCGGCGCCACGGTCGGCAAGGCAGTCCTGAAGAAGAAGTTCATCGAGACTGCGGCCCAGGCTGAAGTTGACAACGCACGTCTCAAGGGCTGGCAGGAGTACAACGCCAAGCAGCGCGACATGGCTGTCAAGGGCGAGAACGAACTCCGGGCTGCCATCTCGAAGACGGCCGACACGTTCAACCCACATACCTCTCGTGTCCCGCTCGAAGGTGATCCGGCCGACATCGCAACGACGATCATCCAGTCTCGCCACGGTGAAAACGCCGTCATGAGTGAGGCGGGTCTACGTGCGGCTACCAAGATCGCCGATCAGATCAAGCTCTATCAGGACGCCAATGTAGCTCTGAAAGGTAACGTCAATCTTCCTGCGGAAGGTGTCTCGGGTGGTACTCCTGTCGAAGGAGCCCTCGAACCGAATGCCCCTGCTCCAGTGCAGGCCCCTGTCGAACGTCCGGGGCTCCCTCGGATGGAGGGCTTGGAAGGGACGCCCGCTCCAACGAGCGCACCGGTTCCTCTGGAACTCGCGAGCAATGCTCCAACGGAGCCAGCACCAACTGTGACTCCGGGTCAGCCGCTCGGTCCTCTCGAAAGAGGCGGTCGGCCTCTTCCTCCTCCCGAGGAGATCGCACCACGCCTAGAGCCGAAGGCCAAGGTTGAGCCGGCTGTAACGGCACCTCCTGCTCCACCAGCACCAGAGAAGCCGGCGAAGACGAAGCCAGTGAAGCCGGTGGCTCCAGCGGCTCCTGTTGCTCCTGCTCCAGTTCCGGTTGAGAAACCAACCGAGGGAGCAGCCCCAAGCGCACCTCCGAAGGAGGAGAGCGTCCTGAAGCCGTCTGAACCTGCACAACAGGCGGTTTCATCTCCTGAAGCATCCGCTGCACAAAGTCCCGCTCATGCAGCAGCGAAGTCTCTTGAGGGACTTCCTCACTCTGCTGTCGAGGCTACGCCGGAAGGCAACCTCAAGATCACCAAGCTCACGAAGGTGGGCAAGCCAGGTGGTACTGCGGGTGATCTAGAAGAGATCGTGAAGGCGGCTGATCGCCATGCTGTGAAGATCGAGACTGACCTTGTTCCCCCACCAGGGATCAAGGGTGGTCGCATTCCACTGGAGAAGGTCATTCCGTGGTATGAGGCTCGGGGATTCAAGGTCGTTGAGACGACCAAGATTCCTGAGGGCAACCTAGCAACTGCGAAGCTTGTCCGTGAGCCTATCGGTGAGCACCAGACCAAGGTGGCCGAAGCTCTGGAGAAGGCGGCTGAAGGAGCACGTCAGCGCATCGCCCAGAAGACTGGCCGACTGAACTCTGGTTTCGATCCAAGCCTCATCGGCGACTACGCTCTCGAACTCGCGGCTGACTCGTTCAGCAAACGTCTTCGGTCTCGTGAAGAGATCGCAACGTGGGCAGTTCAGAAGTGGGGAGAGGTCGTCAAACCTTTCCTCGACAAGCTGATCGACACGGCACAGAAACACTTCGTCCGGATGTTCAAGGAGACTGGAACCGCCGAGAAGAACCTCGACGAGTTGATGGCGCTCCACGAGTCTGGCAAGTATGGAATGGGCTGGTACGAGCGCACGGCCGACTGGGCTAAGGAGCGATTCGGTGAAGATGCCGATATGTTCCTGCGCTTCCTCGCGATCACTTCTGCCAATGGTCAGACCGAGTCTGGTGCTGCGATGGCCCTCAAGGCTTTCTCGCAGTGGAAGATGGGAATGCCCTTCACGGGCTTCCGTGGTCAGTCGATGGTGGGTCAGCTTGAGCGGGGCGTCAAGGGAGAGAATCTCGGTGAGTTCACCAAGATCGAGAACTTCCTACGCGCACTCCGTGGTGATTCGAATGCTGTAGTCCTCGACCGTTGGATGATCGACGCGCTTGGTCTGAAGGACAAGGGCGGTGCTCTTCGAGAGAAGGACTACCGAATCTACGAACGGGTTGTCCGTGATCTCGCGCGTGATAATGGAATGACTCCACGCCAGTTCCAGGCTGCTATCTGGGAAGGCGCACGAGTTCGTTCGATCCAGACGAAGGAAGCAAAGGGTGGTCGGCAACTCTCGACCAAGACCGGCTCTGCCCGGCCACTGGAAGACCTCGTCGAGCGCAAGCTCGGGGGACTCACTCCAGAGCAGTACGCCAAGGAAACGGAAGGTCATCTTCAGATGATGCAGAATCTGTATCAGTCTCTGGAGCCCGTCCGTAGAGGCATCGTGAAAGACAAGAAGACGGGTGACTGGGAAGCTGATCCAGAAGCACCGTCTGGTCATACGTTCGATCCTGTCTCCTTTGAGCCTGCGGCTCACAAGGGCTACGTGGTCTCGCTCGTTAGCAACTCGACGGCACGCAATCACCTCTACCCTGCACGGCTCCTGAAGTTCCGGGATGACGTGAAGCCCCTGATCAAGGAGATGGAAGATCGAGGTCTCAAGCCTACGATTGGTGTGTGGCAGGAGTCCAACGGTGAAAAGCCGTCGGGCAACTTCTCCATCGATCTGAACATCATGGTTCCTGATGAAGCCAAGGCGCTCGAACTGGGCCGGCTCAACCGGAACTTCGCCATCGCCAAGCTTGGTGAGGGTGGGGCCTGGGAGCAGAACATCAACACCGGCTACGATCCTTCCGTGAACGGGAAGCAGTTCCTTCCGCCTACGGACTTCCTCAAGCGTGACGCGTGGCACAAGCAGCAGATGAATCGCGCTCGGGCCTACGTCAACAAGACGCTTGGGAACTCCGGTAGTCTGAATGTCGGCGACATCCTGAAGGACGAGCGGGGCTTTGTTCAGGCCGTCGATACGTCTGCACAGGAGAAGAAAACGGCCACGGCAATCCTGAAGAACAGGGGCGCTCAGGTTGATCCCTCGAAGCTTCCGGTGAAGTCAGCCCGATCAACTCCCTACTGGGTTGCTCCAGACGGGAAGCTGTACTCGGTGCTGGATCACGAAGACGTTTCGGATCGAGTCGTCAAGGCACTGAAGATCAAGGAGAAGGACACAGGCTACAAGGGCCTGGGTCGATGGGACAATCACGCAATGCTACAGCGTGGTTTCGTGCGTGTCCAACTCTTCAACAATCAGGTGACTGCCCAGTTGGGTGCTGAGCCCAGTGGAGCAGTCCGCCAGACTCTTGCGACGATGCAGAAGGGCCGTCACTTCCGAGGTATCGTTACCTCGATGGATGGCACTCATGAGTCGAAGCTCTACGAGTCTCTCAATGATCTACTTCGTACCGAGGAGAAGAAATGAACTTCGAACCGCTTATCAAGAGCATCTCAGACCTCATCGGGGCCACCGGCAAGATCGGTGAGTCTGGGAAAGCTGCCGAGGGAACAGGGAAGGGCGCGATCCGTGGTGGCACGGCGCACGCTCCAACCGACGTTGAACGCTGGCTAGGCCCGCTTTCGACTCCCGAGAAGCAGGTTCCTCTCATCCACGACTATCTTCGCGGGCATGCTGCACTTCAGGAGGCCAAGACGACTGGGGTAACGCATGTTCGCGATATTAGTGTGCCTGTGTGGGAGAAGACTCAGAATTTCCTTCAGCAGAAGGTGGATCAGGACCCAGAAGTTCAGGAAGCACTCAAGACGATGTTCATCGGATCGAACACGCCGAAAGACCCAGATGTCACCACGATCAGAGTCAACAAGGACACTGGTCCGAAGCAGCAGGCGCAGAGCGTGGAAGTCCCCGAGACGACCTCGTCTCTTCCGCCCGCCAAGCCGGCGCCTCTCAAGCCGTCCTTGGTAGCCGCTGCAAAGCAGCAACAGGTTGCAGCGTGGAACGAGTTTGCTGTCTCGATGGAGTCCCAGGATGGTCCTCGTATCGACGCAGCCCTTGAACAGATCAAGGCACTTCACGATTCGGACAGTGTCAACGCGAAGCCGGGCGAGACTCCCGAGTGGCAGCGGGCACTCGACTACATGAGCGGTCTGGAAGCGCAGGCTGCCCAGTGGAGGGCTCTCAAGGTTCCGAATGAACAGTGGTCGCAGAACGTGCAGGACTACCACAACCAGTCCGAGATCGACACGGTTCCTCTTCCCCGACACATCCGGGAAGTTGTGGACCGATTCGATGCGTGGGCCGATGCGCAGAAGCCCGGCACTCTGATGGACGTTGCTGGTCAGGCTCTAGGTGTACCTCGCGCCATCATGTCGAGTGCAGACCTCTCAGCCCCGGGTCGGCAGGGTCTCCTGATGATCGCACGCCCGGAGTACTGGGCGAACATGGCGCCGATGATTCAGGCTTGGAGCCCAGAGAAGTACTTGGAGAGCCAGAGCTACATCCGGCAGCACCCGGACTTCCCTGCTGCTCAGGAGGCGGGCCTTGCCCTGACCGACATTCACTCGAAGCTCGCTCCTCGGGAAGAAGCGTTCCAGTCACAACTGGCTGAGCGCGTTCCTCTTCTAGGTCCCCTTGTGAGGTCCTCGGAACAGGCGTATACGACGTTCCTCAACCGTCTCCGTCTCGACATCTTTTCGAACTCCTTGAAGGAGGCGACGGCGGCTGGTGTGGATGTGAGCGACCCGGAATTCACCGCCTCCCTCGCTGAGTGGATCAACACGAGTAGCGGGCGTGGTGGTAGAAACTTCAACCCAGGAGTTCTCTCCTCGGTCCTGTTCTCCCCTCGACTTGCGGTTGCACGTTTCCAGACGTTCAATCCGTACTACTACTACAAGATGAATCCGTTCGTTCGACAGCAGGCCATCAAGGCGAGCATGTCGGCAGCGGCCATCGTGTACGGGCTCGTGTCTCTGGCTGCGATGGGCGGAGCGAAGGTGACGTGGGATTTCCGCAACCCGGATGCAGGTAAGATTCGCGTTGGGAATACTCGATTCGATCTCGGTGGTGGACACTTCCAGTTCATGCGTCTCTTCACGCAACTTGTGACCCAGTCCCGGATGAACTCTGAGACCGGTGTGGTCTCGAAGCTCGGAGAGAAGTTCGGTGCTCCTACCGGTCTTGACGTGGCAACCAACTTCATCATCGCGAAGGAAGCCCCCGTGGCATCGTTCGTGACGGACTGGTTGCGCGGAAAGGACATGGCGGGGAAGAAGTTCGACCTCACCGACGAGGTGCTCACGCGAGTGACTCCTCTGGCCATGCAGGACACGTACGACGTGATCAAGGATCGAGGGATCGAGGGCCTGGCTTTCTCCGTGCCGGCGATTGTTGGTGTCGGTATCCAGACCTACGCGCCTAAGCCGGCGCACGAGGAGATTCCTTTCATCGGAGTTCAGGGCCAGGTTCCAGGAGAGAAGGCGGCTGAGTACGCAAAGCTGATTCAGCAGGCCGACACGATTGCTGCGACCAAGGCCATGCTCAAGACGAAGAACCTCGGAGAGGCGGCTGCGAAAGCCGTGCTACGGAACTTTGTGAAGGCCGAGCGCATGAAGGCCAGGATCGCGTGGATCAAGGCGAACCAAGGAGCCTACGCTCAAGCGAAGAAAGCGGGGCAGAAGACGATTCCGTTGACGCCCCCTGCGGAGAAGCCATGAACGCTCTACCCGGATGGTTGGTGAGAACCATCGTGACGGCTCTCGTCACGGCGCTGTTTGGAGTAATCCTTGCCTGGGGTGCGAACCTCTCTGGCAAGGCTGAGAAGCACGAGACCCGTATCTCTGTGTTGGAAGACCATCAGGAAGGGATCGACAAGTCTCTCAAGAGCATTGATAGCAAGCTCGACCGTTTGATCGAGCGTCGGAGGTAGTGATGGCAAAGCGAAGTAACCCTGTCATGAATCTCGTGGACCGGGTGAAGAAAGGCATGGCGGCTGTGGACAGCACGATGATGGCGCGCATGCCGAAGGACTTCCAGGAGATGCAGGCGAAGCGGAAGGCTCCCAAGCCGAAGGGAGGTACTCCAAGTGGCTCTTGACCCGATTAGTGCAGTACTGGATGTAGGGAAGACACTCATCGAGCGTTTCATCCCTGACCCGAAGCAGAAGGCGGAAGCTCTCCTGAAGCTAAGAGAGATGGAGCAGAGTGGTGACCTTCAGGTCATTGCGAACCAGATCGAGATCAACAAGATCGAGGCGGCTAGCCCGAGGCTCTTCGTTTCTGGCTGGCGCCCGTTCATCGGGTGGGTTTGCGGAGCGGCTCTGGCGCTTCAACTGATCATCATCCCTCTTGCGGTTTACGGTGCAAACCTCGCTGGCAAACCTGTGCCGGCACCCGTGATGAGTGTCGAACTGTTGACCACGATGGTCATCTCGATGCTTGGTATCGGCGGCATGCGCACCTACGAGAAGAAGAATGGCGTCGCGAGCCAGTAGGCCATATCAGCGGAGTAACCCGTTGGACTTGCGGAAGCAGAAGGAGCAGATGGTCAAGGATTTGGAGGATCGACAGAACGTCCCCCAGTCCGAGCGTATGTTCCCCAACATGCTAGAGCAGGGCCGGCGTGTCATCGACAGTGCGATCCAGAAACGCCGTCGCGCCAAGAACCCTCCACCAATCGTCGAGGGAGCTAAGGTCGTCGGATTCAAGAAGCCCAACACCACAGCTTAGGAGGAAAGATGCCAAGCCCACAGTTGACGATGTGGAACTACATCAAGTGGTCCTTCATCATCTCTGCATACATCGTTGCCGATGCTTGGTTCCACGACCAGTTCGGTGACTAGAAACACGAAAGCCCCCCACGTCCGCAAGGACATGAGGGGCTTTTTTGTTACCGGCGCACCCACCACAGCAGATCAAGAAGCAACACGATCTCCATGCGGATACCCTCTTGGCTCCCTAAGCTTGGCATCGGGATTGGGAGCCGAGAGTCCCGGTGCCAGCCGATCTACTGAATGTACTCGCCTCGAAGCTGAACGTCCGTCACCTTGTAGTCCGGGTATCGGAGAGCAACCTTGTCGGCCGCCTGACCGAAACTGCCGGCAAGAACGTACACCGACTTGTACTTGTCGTCCGTCTTCTCGATGCTAACCTCGAACATGCTCATGCTGCCTCCTGGTTGGTTGTACTGCATGGAGTGACGGGCGGAAGTCGCATCCGCTAAAGAGGATTCACAGCCCTCCGGTTCCACTCTTCACCCTCCGTCACGATGGTAGCTCCCGAGGGATTCGAACCCTCACGCCCGAAGGCACCAGCTTCTAAGGCTGGCATGTCTGCATTCCATCAGGGAGCTAAGATGCCCAAGATAGGTCTGCGGGCTTAGCGCGGGTTACGCCCGCGACCTCGCGATTGCTTTAGCCCGTCACGTTTACTCTTGGGTCGCTGTAGTGTGCTGCTCCCTCTGGAGCCTAATCCAGTTCGCTCACGCTTCTGCGTGGTGGTTTCTGGAAAGCACACACTGATAATGCGAGGGAGGTGGGGGTACTCGCTACCACAACTTTCCCCTGACCGGCTCGGCCTTTTCACCTATGGTATCCCTCGCACTTTGGCAGGGGAGGTGGGATTCGAACCCACGACCGCCCGTTTCCAAAACGGGCACGCTGGCCTCTGCGCTACTCCCCTAAAGACTCTTCATAGACGACAACACGAATCTTCCGAACATTATCCCAGTACTCGTTGTACAATTTGAAAGTACGAGTCCGAGGAAAGGTGTTCGCTAGATCAGGTTCTCCTCCACTTATTTTGACAGGTGTCGGGAGTGAAACAACGTACTTTGATCTGGTCCAGTTCTCTGGACTCAACCACTCCTTTGAACAGCCACACGCCGTCACGAGTTTGATCCAGACGTAGGACATCCTACCCTTTCAGCATCTGAATCAGCTTGTTGTAGACCAGCACGGTTGCACGCGCATCGTCGAGCGCGTTGTGTCCATCAGGACGGTCGAGCTTCAGGTTCCAGAGCGTGGTCAAGTTGTCGAGGGAAGCCGAGCCTCCCGGAAGCGTAATCCTCCCGGCCTGATCGAGAAGCAGAGCGCCCGTAACCGTACAGAGCGACCGGTATGCAAACCACTTCGAGTAGTCCACGCCGGCCAGCCGGTAGAGCCGCTTCATGTAGCTCACGTCGAAGGGTGCGTTGTGAGCTACGATGGTCACACCACGCCTGATGCCATGCTTCAGGATAAGGTTGTTGAGTTCGTTCACAACCTGACGAGGGTTCTTTCCTTCTGAGCGGTTCCGTTCAAGATCGAGTCTGTTGATCTTCATCGCCTCATCCTCGACGATGATCACATCTTCATTCACGAGAGTGTAGTATTCTTCCTCGACCACACCCTCATTGAGGACGATAGCTGCGACAGAGAGAAGTGAGAACAGAGAAGCATCGAGGCCACCCGTCTCCGTATCGATCACCAGTACCTTGCGCTTCATCAGCGCACCTGGAGTACGACGGTGTTCCCGGCCATCTTCGGAATCATCTCGCAGTACGTCATGCTGTCGTCGAAGATCATCGTGAGTCCAAGCGTCTCACAAAGGGCACCCTTGCGGAGACCCAGGTCTGCAAGACGGTAGTCACGAGGATACTCCTGATTGACTGCGTACAGAATGTGCAACTGAGCCACCCGAACGAGCGGATCGTAGAATCCCTGCGTAAAAGGAATCCCGAGTCGCCTCATCTTTGCCATCTTCGCATCTGCGTTCTGCCAATCACCAGCCTCAGGAAAGGTTCCCGTGATGACATGAACCTCATGTCCGGCTGAGATGAGGATGTTGGCGAGGTCACGTAGTGCCGGCTTGTCGAGCGTACCATCGAGATCGAATCCGAACTTCATGCGTCCTTCCTTTCCGAGTACATCACCGCCTGTGCGGCAAGAGCATCGATGGCGTTCTGAGCCACCTCTTCGAGGAGGTGTCCGATCTCAGCCTTCTTCCCGGCTGTTTCCTTCAGGTAGTTCTTGATGAGAACCGCCTCTTCTCCACTCAACCGGATGCGAAGAGTTGCATCGAAGAGTCTCCTCGTCACGCGACACCTCGGAGGATCATCTGCTTGAGACGTTCAGCCCGGTCCTTCACCTGCCCTGCCCACTTCGAGTCCATCATCTCAGTCGCAGCCAAGTTCCAGTCCTCCGCGTTGAGTGCTGCCAAGAACTTCTTGAACTCGGCGAGGCGCATCCCGAGATTGAAGGCCATGTTCACCAAAGCCCGCTGCCGATCCTCTGCGAAGAAACTGTACTTCGGGACGAGGACGTGGGCTACACCCAGAGCCTCATCGATGTCGGCCTCAAGGAGTGCCCTCGATTCGTGCTTCGTGATCGATGACATCCGTGGCGTTGAGCCGAGAAGGTGACCAACTCCGATGGTCCAGTTCTTCTCTGCTGAATTGTCCCGGTACGCGATGAGACGTTCACCCTCATCCCGGATGAGTTCCTCACGCAGTCGGAGTCGGTCCATTCTGTCCTCGGAGGGGCTTGATGTTGATCTCGACGATGACTTCTTGTCCCCGAGAGAATTCATGCTCGACAGCACTCAGCGTTCGTACCGCTTCACCCACAAGGTCGGCCAAGGAATAATCGACCAGAATCTCGCGGAACTGGTTGTCCACGATGAGGGTTCCACGCCACTCATCCTCATACTTCTTTGTTGCCAACACGATGTTCTGCACGTCTCCTCCACGCTGCCTCAGCAGCAAGTACAAGTTCATCTAGGTAGGGAATCCACCGCTGCTGCGTCGGGTTGAGGCTCCACTGCGCCGGCCCCACCGCAAATCCAGACAGTCGTGCTTCTATCCCCTGAACGAAACTTGGCTCGAACTTCTGCCACCAGTCACGCTGGATAGGGAGACATCTGCGGTACCGGTACTGCCGGTGCAGCCAGTGTCTCACGCAGCGAGACCCGATGATAGCGGGCTTGTTACACCTTGTCTTCGCGCAGGCGTCCACGCACGTACTCGTATCCGTTGATGTTGAACATGACGGCTGCGGCATGATCCTCATCCGTGTCTCCGCGCATCCACTGCACGAAGTGCCGGACAGCAGACTCACGGAACCGGTTCATCTCTTCCTCACCGGCTGCCTTCATCCAGTTCCGGGCATCGTACTTCTTCGCGCCCTTCGTGAGATGAACCGCAAGACGTTCCAGCATAGGGCCATCGAACACGAGGGTGTAGTCGATCTTCCCTTCCGTCACGTCGCGCTTCATCCCGCTCGCAAACTCCTTCCGCTCACCGCTGTCTTTCACGATGAATCCCATGTCGCAAATACCTCCTGCAAGATAAAGCCTCTCGGAAAACTCCATCCAGAGGGCATCGAGTTCTTTGGGGGTCACGCCGCCTCCCACTTCTTCAGTTCAGCCCACGACGCACCAGCTTCTCCCATCTCGATCTCAACCGGGATGTAGAAACCTTTGCGAACACAATCAAAGCGACGCTCCATGATTTCCTTCATCATGTACGCTGCCTCTTCACGATGTATCGCAGGAACACAGCCGAGGATCGAATCATGAACTGTAGTTACGAGCCGTCCTCCGTAAGATCGCAACATCATCGCTACGTCCTTCAGGACGCACCAGAGGATGTCTGCAACAACACTCTGCGGGATGAAGTCCACCGCTGCGGGAGCACGGCCAGCATGGAAGAACCGAGTACGCCCGAACGGATTGGTGATGTACCTCTGCGACTCACAAAGCTCGACGAGCAACTGCTTGTACGCTGTCGCCTTCGTGTAGTAGCCCCAGATTCCTTCCGATACTGACAGACACTGCGCCGGAGAGATGTACAGATGCTCCTGCTCCAGGATCATCTCGCTCTGCTTCGCCGGGCTCGCAAGATACTGAGACGCGTACGTCACGTTCTTCGCAACCTTGCGCGTTACAAGCTCACCCAGTACCTCTGTGAGACGATCCGCATTCCGCTGGTGCATGTCACCCGCGAGATCAGCCAACAGTCGCTTGTCGCCAGACACCCCGGCAAGCACGTACAACTCGGCAGACTTGTAATCCGCCTGAACGAAGCACATATCTTCGGAGTCAGGAACGTAGAGGTGTCGGACGCTAACATTGCCGATCTTCTCCTTCATCTGGTTCTGGATGTTCGGCTTGAAGCTCGCAAGACGCCCCGTCGCCGTGGCGCCCTTATTGTCCATCTTCTTTCCTCCCCGCTCGTCATCCTTCGACGCGGGCAGGTAACTCGGATGCACCCACGACTCCTCAGAGAACATCACGGGCTGAACGTAAGTCGAGAGCATCTTGCTCGTCTTGCGCAGTTTGTACATCAGATCGAATGTACGTGGCACAGCCCGAGGATCAGTCTGCCACTTGCCGGGGAGCATCCCATTCTCGCGGTTGTCCCGAACGAACGCCTGTAGCTTGACGAGCGCGAGTTCGTCCACACTGACACCGTCTTCCTTGTTCCGCTGGATCGGCAATCCCCACTGTCTGTAGAGGAGCTTCTGCAACTGCGGGTTCGACGAGAACCTGATGTTCGGGAACATCTGCGTCCAGAGCGTGAGGTAGCGCATCAGGCGCTTCTCCAGTTTCGGGCAGACTTCACGCGCATACTCTCGGTTCGTACGGAGTCCACCGCGCGACATCTCCGCAAGCTCGGGCAGCGTCGCCATGACTCCCGGGCCAGGATGTCCGTTCTGTCCCATGAAGTAGTTCCACACGCCGAGGTCCTTCATGATCGCGATCAACTGGACAGCAATCCAGTAGGTGTTGAAGGAGTCCTTCGCTGCGTACATCTTCGGGTCCGACTTGACCATCGCACGCCAGTGAGAAGTCTCCTTACGAGAGGAGGTCTTCCACGGCTCGATGTCGAGGTACAGCGACGCCATCCGCCCGAGCGCCTTGTGGAGGTCTGGCTGCACCTGCACGCCCCCGAACATGGTGTCGAAGGTTGACGTTTCGATCACGGACGGGGCAATGTTGACCCCGTTCGCGACCAAACGAGGGAGGTCGAACGGAGAGTTGTGGAACACGAAGATGCGCTTCGGCAGCGCGAACATCCTCGATAGGTAGTCCCGAATGTCCTTGTCCCACTCGATGACAGCCGTGGTCTTGCCATCGCTGAACGATACGAGGTCGATCACTTCGTTGTCGATCCCGTGCGTCTCGATGTCCACAGCAATCATCTCGCCCATACGCGACACGGGCGGAAGCTTGTCGAAGGTCGTGATGACCTTCATCTTCTTCCCGACCTCACGGAGGTCACCGTCGAACGCACGCTTCATGCGCTTGATGTCTTCGATGAATGCCGGGCTCACCGAGAATGATTCGGTCCGAATGTGCTCCAGAGTGAACGTCGGGATCACGACGCCCTTGAAGTCCACGCCGAGTAGTCCCGGCTGATCTTCAGAGACCCACTTCATCTTCGGGTCACCCTTCTTGGCGCCCGATGCTTTGCTCGCGTTCTTGTAGGTACCGATCTGCTTCCAGACTTCCTTCGGCATCTGATGGAACAGATGCGCCCGGATCAGGTAACCACGCGCATCGAAGATTCCTTCGTTGATTCCGGTGAGAAGGTAGAACGGCTCCGTTCCCATCGGGATCACGACCTGTGGAGAAGAGCGTCTGATCTCGTTCTCGAAGCGGTCACGCGCATCACGGATTTGAGCCTTCAGAGGCTTGTTGTTCGCGCCGGCCGGAGGCTCGTTGATCATGTAGACGATCCGGCACTGCGACTTCAGAATTCCAACCTTGTGTAGATGGCGCCAGAACCACGCTTCCATTCCCTCGCTTGGCTTACTGACCATCACGAAGAGGTATGGCGCGTTGGCCTTGCCGTATGCTTTCATGCGAACCTCCGTAGTCGAGCATGGGCAAGCTCAGTTTCAAGGTACTTGATGTATCGACTGATCTCTTCTGCGAGAACTGGTTTCATCTCTTGCTCAAGGAGAACAAGGCCAAGCTCCTCGCTCTCCCACATATGTACTTCCTTCATGCTGACCTCCGACGCCGGGGAAACGAGTCCGTTGAGAAACCCTGGGATTCAAGACGCACCATGAGTCTGTCTAGGACTCGCTCTCGCCGTTCGCCGTGTGATTGACGAAGCATCTCCATGATCCCCTCCAGAGCTTTCGTGAGCGTTAGCCCACATAGTTCGCAAAGGGATCGATACTCGATGTGGAACTCGGGTCGTTCGTCTGTGGCGGCTCCTCGGGTGTAGCCCCGGCCGCAAACTGTGCATCTCTCTTCTGGCATCGCACGCTCCTGTGCAGGCGGCCACCAACTCCGGGACTGGTGTTCAACCACCAGAGAAAGCGGAGTCCAGAGAACCAGCGCCACTTGTCACGAACATTCACGAGAACTTCTTCATCAGTCAGTTGGTTGGCTCCGCGCAGCGAGTTGCACGCAAAGCAGAGCAACCGGAAACCACCTTCATTGCAGCCGGGAACAACATGGTCGAGCGTTAGACGAGGATGAGACCCGGCACCGTAACGACGACCGAGGAACCAGGGCCAACCTCCATCACGGTAGACCGTGATAAGGTAAGTCGGCAGGCCACAGATCGCACAGCGAGAACCGGGAGCAAACATTCTCCTAGTCCACTCCTCGGAGGTTGGTCTATCCAGTCCATGTTCAGACCTGAGGTTCCGCGCTACTCCCCGGGGGCTGCTGTTGTACTGCCTCATCCACTCGCGACTCGGTGCCCCCATTCTCGACCTCCGCCGTCATCGGCGTGGTGCGCATGAAATCCAGTGCCTCGGTCAGCTTCTTCATGAGATACTCGCGAGCGACCTCAACAGCCTTCACTCGGAGTTCATCACGCAACTGATCCGGGAGTACGAACTCCATGCCATCGATGATGACCACACCGTCCGCGAGGTCAAAGGTCGCAGGCCGACTGAAGTCCGGCATACGAGGAGCAGCATTGACCATGATGTGCCGCCCGGGACGCTCGAAAAGATTCTTGCTAGCTGGAAGCATCCCACCGTGGACAGGTGCAGACGCAGCGAGGGCAGCCTCCATTGTCGGATACGCTCCCTCGGGCTCGGCCGTACCGATGCGGTCGTCCTTGACACCGGCCGCTGCTGCAAGCTGGTTCAGTTCCGCCTGCTCTTCCATAGTCAACGGAGGAAGATCAGGAACTTCATGGCCGAGGTCAGCACTGCGCGCGGTAGGCAGAGGAGTGCTTGAGGCCACTCCTCCGCGCACACCGCTACGATTCTGAGCCGCAGCCATCTCGATCATCCGAGTGAGTTCGTTGTCGGGATGGTGAACAGCCATTACTTCCTCCGGGCCGGCTTCGCAGGAGTGCGGGCAGGAGCAGGAGCTTCCTCCTCCTCTTCCTCTTCACCAGCGATCTCGTCCTCTTCCGCCTCGTCGTTGTCGCTCGGAGCATCCGGCAGGAACGACTCGATGTTGTCGCGCTTCTCCAGAATCGGCTCGCCCTCATCGTCGAGAACCGGCTTGTTCGTCTTCTGGTCCTTCTGCGGAGCAAGCTGCTGAACGATGTTGGCGACGACAGCCTTGCCATTCAGAGGCGACGCCACGCCCGGCTGACCCTTCGACGGGAACATCTTGTCGAGCATCGAGCCCTTCAGCGTACCGCCCGCAGGCATGTAGCCAGTGGCAGTGAGGAGCGTGATGAGCGCGCCCATACTGCGGTCGTTCATCTCCGCATGGCCTTCAGGCATCTCCGGGCTGTGGTTGATGTAGAAGTGACCGAAAGCGCGCGAGCCGTTGTTCTCCTTCGACTGACGAATCTTGGTCACGACGACCACGTCCATCAGGCCCTTCTTCGTGATCGTACGGTACGCCTGGGTCACGGTGACGCGCTCGACCCACCGGGTGTACTCGACGCCCTTCTTGTCGGTGCTCGTCTTCGCACCAGCCGGAACCTTCAGCGGGTCCTGCTTGCCACCGGCAACAGCGGCCTGCGCGCGGGCGGTCGCGACGCGATCAACGTCACGGAAATTCGGGGTGACTGGGGTGCTGCTCTTCGTCTGCTTGGCCATGAATTCCTCCTGAGTGATGACTGCATAACCCCGACAGAGAGAGCTTCTTAGGCTCAGATGCCCCTGTTCGGCGATCTCTATGCTCTTTCAGTTCCGGTGATTCCGAACTATGCAGTCTTCTTCGGTTTCTTCTTCTTGACGACTGGCGTGGATAGATCGGTCATGTACGCCTCGTAGTCTTCCCACCAAGACGATGGGTTACGAGCCAGTTCACGACGGGCCAGCGGATTCGGAGCTTCTTCATCGCAGGTGCGGAGCTTCGCCGGGAACTTACCGTCGTACTCCGTGATTGCGACCACGACCGGCGTAACATCGTCCGCTCCCGGAACGAGGACCTCGTCACGGATGAGACGAACAATGGTGCTGAACTGTGCCGGCAGGTAGTCGATCATCGTCCAGCCCGGATGCTGCGGACCACCGATCATCGTCCCATTGGCACCACCGACCATCTTGCTCTCTTCGTGCATGATGAAGATGATGTGCTTGTCGGGATGCGAGTCGAACAGCGTATCGAGGTAGCTCTTCGAGAGACCATCGATACCCTGATAGTCGCCACGGTTCGGAATCGCGATGCCCCCCTTGCCGAGTTCCCCGATGATGTAGTGCTTCTCGCGGTCCACCGACAGAGAGTTCGCAGTGTACGAGACACCGTCCATCGCGACCTTCGTGTACGTGTCCACGACGATGACACCAATGTCGGGACCAAGCTCATCCAGGTCCATCATGCAGAACTGCATGAACTGCGACGTAGGATCAGGTCCCTCGGGGCGCACAACCTCGATGCGATCCCGCTTCTTCTGACTGATCGAACTCAGGAGCCACGAGTTCTTGTCAGCCGCGTAGTACGCGATGCGACCCCAGTGCTCAGGGATCGACAGACCGAAGCGCGTCTTACCGACGCCCGCTCGGCCGTAGATCAGAATCCTCTCCTTCGCCGTCTCGTTGATGTCCGAGCCGTGAAAGAAGTTGAGGATGTTCTCACTTTCCTTCTTCGCCACAGTACCTCCTGCTAGGTTGTAGGCGTGTACCGACGCCTCGTTGCGCGGGCAGGGTAGTCGCCACCCTACCACCTCAGACTCCGTAGTCTGAATGCGCGAGCATTTACACTACTGCCCGCACAAAGAGACGCGGTCTGCCTCTCCTAGCTATTGAAGCTACTGACGCGCTCCCGCGTGATGCGCTTCCGTGCGCCGCTCCGGGTCGAGTACCAACTGATCTCTCCCGTACGATTGCGAGCCAACACCCCATTGATCTCGACCGCGAATCCGTAAGAGAAGTCCTCGATGATGTTGTAGACCGTGGGCCGAGTCGTCGTCGGCGCAGTGACCCGCGTCGAGTTCGGAGTAGTCGTGCTCACGCGTCCCGTGGTCGTCGTGCCAGTGCCAGTAGCCATGATGAAGCCTCCTCGTTGTGGTGTACTTCGTTCCAGTGGGTTCCTATCCCAGACTAGCATCTCACAGTCCGGGGTAGATGTCAAGTGTCTAGCCGTTGTAAGCTGTGTCCAGAGCGTGGGTTATCTGATCGGTCGGGAGTTCTTCTTCTTCTCCTTGTAGCCGATTTGCCCACTTCAGAGCACGAGAAGCTTCACGACGCGAGACACCGAGTTCTCTGAACTTCTTTGCTGTATGCCACATCACCTTGTGCCGGCCCGGTTCAGCCTGTCCTTGTGTCAGGTAGACCTGAGCCATCATCGTGAGGTGCGGGAACACCATCTGCCACGACTGTCCCGCTACGACATCCTTCGGAGATTCTGGGTCACTCATTGCCGATGTTGGCGTTCCTACTGTGAGCAACTGAGCCAGGCCCACGAACACACGATCCGTCACGTTGATGAACTTCGACATCCTCCCTGTCTTCACGTTGATCGAACCGGGGCACCGCATCACCCGAGGGAGGTCCGATACGCTCGTGTCGATTCGACATCCATGTGTTACCCCGAGCTTCTCATCAAGCTTCTTCAACCAGTAGCCATTCACTCGGCGAGCGATTGTTCTACCAATACAGACTGGACCACCTGATCGATGTGCTGCTACGTCAGCTTTGTCGTCGGCAAACTTCCAGTCTTCAAGTCTGATCCACGCCTGCACGCCCCTCCCTGAGTCGAGGGTGAGCGGTCGATTCTTACTGAAGTCCTTCCCGATCCACTCACCAAGCCAGAGGAGAGCTTCCTCCAGTGCTTCAGCAGGTCGTGCTGCCTTGAGACACTTGGCACACGATTTCTTCGTCGGCTTACAGGTACAGATCGGGTCCATGTCAATGAGAAGGTAAGACCAGTGCGTCACGTCTTTCGCTGAGTGCCTTGCCCCGCCCGTCTGTCCCGTCGGGTTCGGAGCCACGTAGATATTGTGGTCCGGGTACGCTTTGATGAACCGACGGACTTCGGCCGGCGTCCGAGCAAAATCCCCTTCCCTGTGATCACCCCCGCGAGCAAATAGACGCACAACAGACCCAGGAGGATGTGGAAGCACCCGCCACAGAGCATCAACCTCACTCCGTGACGAGGTTGGCGTAGGTGTCTTCCCGCGCTTTGAAGACCTCGTCGTTGTCGAGCCCGATCTCCCCGATGAGGACGCGGAAGTATGGGTCTTCGCTGTTGCCACCGTATCCTCCATTCATCTTGTCGTTGGGCGCCGGGATGATCTGTTTCTCTTCCCAGTTACGCGTGACCTCCCGCATACCTCGAACATGCTCGCGGAGAGCCCACATCACTGACTTGTGCAGCGGACTCTTGAGGTCATACGTCACCGGCTGCTGATAGAACATCTCCTCAGCCGTCTTCGTCGCCTCGTTCTTCTTCCCCACGTTCGTCCTGAACTTCAGCTTGCGCGTGAGATCGAAGAGAGTTCCACCGTACTTGAGTCTCCTACTCTTGTACTTGTCACTGAGCACAAGACCGTAGAGATGCTCGTGGTAGTGACGCTTTGCAAGACGAGTGTACATCCCGAAGTTCACAGAAGCAGCGAGCCCTCGTCGTTGCTGGTGCCAGATACGCTTGTTCAGGACGATGACTTTGTCGGGTCGCACTAGCCACATCACATCTAGCTGTACTGGGTCTTGCCATTCGGAGGGCTGCTCGACTTCGAGGACCTCCGTGATCGGGAACTTGTCCTTCCAGAGCGGCATCGCTTCGATCAGGTCTTCCATCGTCTCTACGGACTTGTAGAGGTTGACATGAGCCGCAGGATGCTCATCCGGAATCTTGGTACGGAAAGCAAGACAACAGGCTTTGAGACTCAGGTCGAGTGGGTCTCCTGTTTTCTCATGAAGCTCGAACGCCTGATGAAGGAGCTTGCCCGCATCGAGTGCCGGCGCGGACACCACCGGCACTCTGTTCATGATCCACTTTGCCCACCAGCGGAAGCGGCACTGCATGAAGTCCTGAACGCTCGATACGTTCACCCGGTACATCAGACCTCCTGATCAGGAATGCTCTCCGGAGCCACCATCAGGTCCGTCATGCCGGGAGACTCCACAGGATCGAAGGACTCGGTCGAATGCTCCGCATCACGCGCGCCTTCAACTTCCTCTTCCATTAGGATCGGTTCATCGATCCCCTCAGTGCGCATGAAGTCGAGAGCAGCGTCCTCGACCGTCTTGAGTTCCGCGTCGACCGGAGCTTCGACTTCCGTCTCCTTCTTCAGGGGCACCGGGTCCGGCAGGACCACCGGCACAGCCCGCTGAAGCATGATGCCTGCCTGTCCACCGCTCATGGGGAGCACCGATACGAGGCGCCAGCCTTCGGGGGAGTTCAGAAGATTGCCGAGATACTCGCCCATGTTGAGCGGCTCCTCGCCGTCACCCTTGAGCGCCTTGACCGTCTTCCCATGACTGCCGAAGTTACGCGTGGTAGACAGGAACTCGTCCACGAGCACGACCCACTTCGGACCCTGCGGAGTCATACGGAACTTCGCCTGAGGGTACAGATGGCGCACGTTGAAGTCGAGGTCGTACTCGCTCCAGTCCACATCCTTGCCTTCGTTGACAGGAGCCTTGGTCTCCTCTTCCGTGGGCGCTGCCTCGACGGGCTGCTCCTCAGCGCGGGCAGTGAACTTCTTGAGCTTCTCCTTCAGGGCTGCGAGCTTCTCCGCGTCAACGCCAGCGAGAGAAGCCGGAACCTCAGCGACCTGGGGAGTCTCATCAACAGGGGTGTTGTCTTCGATGGTCATGTGTTCTCCACTTCGATGAACGAGATGAGGAGCGTCCCCACTCGGTAAGAGATGAACTGGTCTCCGATGCCGCTCGTACTTCTGTCCACTGATTTTCCAAGCTTCAGTCGGCCTTGAAGAATGAGCCACTCAGATTCTGGGACAAAGATGTTGAGGACCGACGGTGATTCGGCATCATCGTCGTTCGTACAAGTCAGTGACCAAACAGAACCATCAGGCAAGTTCGGAATGCGGAGCAGTGCCGAGCCGATTGCTTCAAGCTGCTTTTCGAATGCCGTCATGGCTGAATCACTCCCCATACGCTCGGCTGGATGTCTTTCCAGTAGGGCACGTTGTGCTGGTACAGCATGATGTTGACTCGGGCGATACGGCTAGCCTTCTCTCGAATCGCGTTGATGAGTTCTGCGTCTCTGAGCCCTTCGTTCTTGCACGGAGGGAAGCCACCGATCTCTTCGAGGATGGATGCCTTCACGATGAAGTTTCCGAGCGTAGAGCTACATCCCTTGAACTCACAGTTCGGGATTTGGTTCCAGGAGCAGTAGACCGCGTCTGCCTCCATCGACTTCGCTGCTTCCAACATCCTCTCGATGTAGTCGTTGTCGTAGCTGTCATCGTGACAGAAGAACCCGACGAACTCCTCGGTCACGAGACTGAGAAGACGATTCCTCTTCCGGTAGCCGAAGTCGTTCTCGTTTGCCGACTGTGTGAGGACGAAGGGGAAAGGAAAGCTCGGAACAATCGAGGTCGGCATCTCCGACACTCCCACGAGCACCTGCCCGGGAAGCTTCGTCTGCCTCGCCAGATTCTCCATGATCCCCCAAGGGACAGCACGGTGCGCAGTGATGATGGCAGTGAGGCTCATCGCATGCGTTCCTTGATCATCGTGCTGCTGATCCCTTCCGTGTAGGGAACGTACACGAGGAGGATTCCAAGACTGTCCAGTGCATGCTGTGTCATACCGATCTGACCGAGGTAGTCCTTCTTTGCCCAGTCGCTACCGATGACGAGGATGTCAGGACGGACTAGCTTGATTAGCCATTCACCGCCGTCGGTGTTGTACTTCGTCTGGTTGACGTACCTACAGCTATCAACGACAGCCGCTCTCGTTCTCTCCGTGTTGACCGGGTACTCGCCCTTGAACTTCTTCACGAACTCATCGGTATTGACGCCGACGGCGACGATGTCACCTCCCGCAAGTTTACGGCAGGCTTGAAGCAGATGTAGGTGACCCTCGTGGAAAAGATCGAAGGTCCCGATGGTTAGCACCTTCATGGTTACTCCTCCACGACCGCCAGTACATCGTGCTCCGGGACGAGGATCGCGTCGATTCGCTCACCATCGAGTTCAACGACGCATGGAGCGCCACAGTAGTCGGTGAGGATCACCGTGTCACCAACACTGATGCCACCCTGCTGAAGAGTTCCCACAGCGAGAACGAGGGCGAAGGGCGATGCCTTCTGCTCAATCGTCTCCGGGATCAGGATGTGCTCCGATGCCAGCTTCGGTGCTTCCAGACGCTTCACCACGAGACGAGGACCGAGGGGGCGGATCACTGCTTCACCTCGTAGATCGTGATCGTGTTCGTCTGCCGGTCGAAGTTGACATGCCCGACCGGGACAAGAACGTCCTCCTCGATCTCGGAGTCATCCTCGTACGTCGTCTCGGTAAACGCAATGACCACTTCCGCGTCAAGTGGCGCACCTGCCACCTGAGCCCATAGCTCCTTGAGATTCATCATCTGACCGTCCTGTTCATGAGGAAACGTAGCGCCATTGCGGCGACCTGGATCATCTCGTTGTTGATCTTGTCGTTCAACTCGTGCCACACAGTACGGTCTGCGGAGTCATCGAGATCGACACCCGTGTCTTCGTACTCCATGAGTGACACGCCCGCCTGCACCGCTTCACCCATCTCCTCAGAGACTACGAGAAGCTGCCGGCCAAGGTCGCTCGGCCATCGGGGGTGCTTCTCCTGTGCGCGTTCGAGTTCAGCCCGAACACGAGTGACCGTCTTCAACTCGTTGAAACTACTCTCCACGTCCGAACTCATTGGCTTCCTCCCGCGTCGTGAGCACGCGAATCTCTGCAACCTCAGACTCGCGAACACGCGCTGCACTGTGAAGAGACATGAAGAGGAGAGCGAGCTTCTTGTTGCTCTGCCACGACCGGTCTCCATCTTCCATTGCGGTGTAGTACTCGATAGTGTCCGTCTTCATCTTCTCCCAGGCTTCAGCAGTAGCACCGTCCGGGAGAACAACGAGTCGTTGCACCACGTACCACGGACCGAGAACTGTCGGGTGACTCATCGCTTCCTCCGTCCGATAAACCGATACCACCAGTCGAGGAGGTATCGCCACCACCAGCCCCAGGAATAGGGGATTCGATCAGAGAGCCTCGTCATGCGCGGTGTCCTTCACACTCGTGTCCTTCGCGGCACGTACACCAAGGCTCACGGACACCAAGGGGAATGTCAGCGAGCGAGCGGACAGCATCATCCACGACAATCCCTTGATCCCGCATCGTCTCGAACTGCTTCACGAGAAGCTGCTCCTTGTACCACTCCGGGAACCCGTGGGTGATCCCTCGACGGATATGGGGCCACGCCCACTTATAGAGCCGCTCGATGATCAACTGCTTCTCTTCCTCCTCCACGTCCTTCTGCATCTCATGCAGCAGAGGACCGATGTCCTTCGGAGAGTCGGTGAGCGTCCCGGCTTCGCGGAGATGCTGCACCGCCTTGGACCACCGTGCAGGAGTGCGGAGCGAGTTGACGAGGAGAGTCACGACATCGTTGTTTGTCGGGTTCTCCTTCCGCCACTCACCCTTGTGGACCTCCTTGAACGCCTCGGCGACGTACTTCGCCATGAGCGGCTTGCCGTCGATTCCAAAGCGGCTGTAGTTCTTGACGACGACGCCTTCGATCTTCTGGCCGCCGAGGATGCTGGTACGGTCAAGGAGCGCGATCACCTGCTCAGCCGAGGTGACCTTGCCCGTGTAGACGACAGGCACGATCTCCAGACCGAGCACCTGAGCTTCTGCTACTTTCATGCTACGCAGCATGTAGTCTTCGAGACCGACCGCGATGTCGAATAGGATGAGGTTCCCCTGCGGGACGCGGTCGTAGGCCAGTACGTTGTGCTTCGGCCGGCTGAGTACTTCAGCGCGATACGTCCACCCAGGAATGAGCTTGTCCTGGATCGAGAGGACTGTTTCCACTGCGCCCCGAAACATGGCAGGAGGAGCATCGGGGTAGATGATCGCGCCCTTCGACTTGATCTTGAGTTCTCCATCGATGAGGCCAAACGAGAACTGACTCCCATCTACCTTCTCCTCGACGATCACGTCATCTAGCAGGAGGTCCTGCACGAGCCGGTGGCCCATCGACCACACCTTCGGGTATGAAGTCCAAGAAGACATCTTACGCTCCTCTGTGCCAAGAAGAGGTGTGGTCGGGTGCGTAGCCACCGATCTGCACAGCCTCGTGCTTGAACATACTGTACGTGACCTGACTCGTCTTCACAGCAATTCTTCCGCAAGCGACGCACGAAAGGAGCCGTGATGTCCACCAGAAGATTCTGCGCCAGTTGTGCCGGTCGCCCGGGCAGTTCATCCTCAGTCTCCCTTCACGCTGATGAGTTGATTCAGGACGTGCGTCGGACGCACAAGCTCCCGCGCATCGAACATCACGATGTCGATGTTCTTGTACGCGCCCGGAGCTTCGTCAACGATTGCTTCGCGGACTCGGGCTTCAATGCCGAGCGACGCCATCTCTTGCGTGACTCCTTCGAGAGTGAACTGCTTTCGTGCTGCCGTTCGAGACATTCTGCGGCCAGCCCCATGAGGTGCGCTACAGTACGCTCCGGAATGCCCAAGGCCCGTAACGATGAAACTGCTCGCCCCCATCGAACCGGGAATGAGCCCGCGCGTTCCATCAGACGCCAGTATTGCGCCCTTCCGGGTGATGAGGACGTTGTCGCCATCATGATGCTCCTTGCTGACGTAGTTATGATGACAGTTGATGCGCTCGACTTCAATGAGCCTGTCAGACTCCATGTCCTTCCGCAGATCGATGTCAAACGGAAGAGCAGGAGTTCCGTATCCACCGCACAGTGTGTAAGACAGTTCATTGATAACCCGATCCATCATCTCGTCACGGTTGAGTTGCGCGAAGGACTGACACCAGTACAACTCCTTCATGTACTGATGGTACTCCTCGCTCTCCTGCACAAGGTACGCGAGATCAGCATCAGGCAGGTACGTGTCGTACTTGTACCGGGCCGCCTGCTTCTTGGCAACCTGGGTCCAGTGAGTTCCCGTCTTGTTGCCAACACCGCGCGAGCCAGAGTGAAGGATGACCCAGACCTCCTCCGGGCCAAAAGGAAATCCAACACTATCGGCGTCGTAGTTGTCGAAGGAGCGTCCCACGCACACCTCGATGAAGTGATTACCCCCACCGAGGGAGCCCAACTGACTCCGCCAGTCCTTCGCGCGGGCGTTCATGTGATTCACATCGGCCCACGCGTGCGCAGCCTCAGCTTCGAGCATCGCAATGCGTGACTCGGCCGTCGGGAGAATCTTCGAGTTCATCCCCCGCTGGCCGATCCCGAGCGGGATGCGTCGTTCGATGCCCTCACGAATCTTCACGAGATGCGGGCGCACAGCCTCGGGCTTGAGATTCGTCCGGACCGCGATCATCCCACAGCCGATGTCCACGCCCACACAGGCAGGCATGACTGCACCCTTCGTAGCCACAACGGTGCCCACAGTCGAGCCTCTGCCGAAGTGAACATCAGGCATGACGGCTACGCCTTTGACGAAGGGCATGCTCGCCGTCCGTTCCACCTGCGCACGCGCTTCGGGCTCAACCTCGTTGATGTCGGTGAACCAGCGAATGTTGCTCACAGAATTTCCTTTCTTACCGAGGCGGACGCTGATGTCCACCAATGAGTTCGCCAATGCCCAAGACGAGAAGCAGGACGATCATGATCGCGATGAAGATCGCAAGACCGCCCCAGAGGGGAGCAGTGACCCACCACCACGACCAGTGAATGACTCCGATGAGCTTCAGGACGATGAACGCAACGGCGAGAAGGCCGGTGAACCCGACGCCTCCGCTCTGGTACGACTGCTGAGAGTTGCTCATGATTTTACTCCTCGGCACTCGGCGCATCCGCCGCATGCCATGATGATCCAGTAGTTGCAACTACATCTAGCCTGCGTACTCTGCTTCTTCTGCGAACCTCTCCGCAATCCTATTGAGTCCTTGCTTGAACTCAGCGAGGGAGCACTTGACGGCGCATGCTTCGCGGAACGCTTTTTCTGCGATCTTGTCCCAGACATCAGTGCTCACTTTCCCTCCCGATTCGGGTAGAACTTTGGAGTCCAACCGCGACCCTTGAATGATGCGTTCACTCTGGCCGGGACTTTTCGTCCGTTTGCCTCGAAGCGTTCTTCTCTCGGCGAGCACGTCGGACAGCTTCCTTCTGATACTTCTGAGCCTTCCGACTTCGATCTGAACTCATCCCACTCGTGCCCTTCGGGGCATCGGTACGTGAAGACCGGCATGGTTCCTCTTCCTCAGGTTCCTGGGTGTATGCCTGACACTCATCGCAGTAATCCGAAGCTACGTCCTTACCACACTTCGGGCAGTAGCCAAGGAACTTCATCCGCTTGATCTTCATTAGCGCGAAGCTCGCTCCCGAATCCCCGACAGCGTCGGAGGAAGGATGTGCTGACCGTTACGGAAGACCTCTTCGAGAAGGTTCGAGCCACTACTCCCTTCCTGCACAGTCCGGTATCCACCCTTATCCTTGACGAGGATCAGCCGGCCCGCCTTCGACCGCTTCCCACTGTCCGTGATCGGGTCCTTCATCACGTCAAGCCACTTGCCATTGACTTCGATGGCACTGCACTTCAGAGCGAACTTGCAGGTATCGCGGTTCACCTTCTGGAGTAGGCCACCACCAGAACCGAACGCGATGTTGTCGATGGACCACTTCTCATCGAGCATTGCATCGAGGATGTGAGTCAACATCTCTCGGTCGATCCCGTCGCCCTGAATCAGGCGCACCTTCGGATTCAGAACTCTGTCGCCCGTACTCGTCGTCGAGACCCCGAACTTGTCACCCAGGATGCTCAGCAGACTCAGGATGACCTTGACAGGATCACCACTGTCCGGGCGGATGATGACGACACCGTCACGGTTGAGGACCTGATCCTTCAACTCGTCACCCCAGATTTCACTGCACGCGTGATAGATGTCGTAGCTATCGCTGACGACCGCAACCAAGCCCTTCGGGAACTGCTCCAGCATGTTCCGGTACGCCTCGGCCTCGTTCGTCTTTCCCCATGCCGTCATCGTACTGTGCTCGGCAGCGGGGATACTGAAGCCAGCCATCGGCTCGTTGTAGTAGTTTCGAGCGACCTGCAAGGCAGCCATCGTGTCGGTGCCCATGAAGTTCACGAGGTGCGCGCAGCCGCCGATGCCGGCCGACTCGAACGAAGTACTGCCCCGGTAGCCGAAGTCGTGGAGCTTGAACGGGAGACCAGCCATGTCGGCGCCCGACAACCTCATTGCCTCACTGATGTCCTGCTTCATCGCACGCGACTGGGTGCAGACGGTCGTCGGGTACCACACCTGCATGAGGATCGTTTCTAGGTAGTTCGTGAGCCACGGCACGTTCGGGTCCGTGTTCTCGATGGTCATGAGGACGTTACCAGTGGGAACGGTAGTGCCTTCAGGGATGGCACGGATGGAGACCGGGAGTTGTCCACCATGCATGGCGAGGATGTAGTTCCAGTCGTCCAGATTGAAGAGGGTGTCGTCACCGAAGTGAAGCTTGAAGAACTCGCGCGCCTCCGCGATCTTCTCGTGAGTGACAACCTTGCCAGCGAGGAACCGCTTGATGATGTAGGAGAGACCGAAGAAGGTCGTGGTCTTGAACTCGCCACCCCGAGATTCGAGAAAGGAGAACACACGCTGCGTTCCCTTCGGATACTGCTTCCAGTGGGTGACCTTGTAGCTGTCGGTCGCGAGGATGATGTTGTTCTCAAGCATCGGGTAGTCCTTTCATGGCACGATAGCCGAGGAGTAGATGCACCAGCGGATGATGTTGTGGAACGATGTCAGGAAGATCATGTAACGAGAACCAACAACAATCGTCGATGTCGTCAGACGGCTCGGGTGAACCGAATACGTACTTGACGGTGAAGAGGGCAGTCATGATTCTATCTGGACCGTCCGAAGGGTATCGGTAGTCCTCCACCTGGAAAGAACCGATGTAGCGGGGAGACCCGACCTCTAGACCAGTCTCTTCTCGTACTTCACGCATCACCGTGTATTCAAGCGTGGGGTCCTTGGGACTAACGAAGCCCCCAATGAATCTCCACGCGTCGCCATCACCCTTCTTTCTTCCGAGGAGAATCTGCTCGCTTTGATTCAAGATGGCTACGTCCACCGTCTGGTACGATGTGGGATAGCGATTCTTCGCTGCGAAGATCATTCCGGCACGGAACTCTTCACTATCCCGCTGGCAAACAGCCTCACGAATTTCTGTGCCTGACATCGGCCGCACCGGAGGAAGTTCAAACGTCGGATACTCTCCTTGGTAATGATTGAGGAAACTGTCACGGCCACCGTACAGCATCGCTCCTTTTCCAAGTTCGTATCCGCTTCGTTCGTCCCAAATTCGCGTATCGAGATTGTACGACCACTTCTCGTCTGAGGAGCAGTCACGCAACTGCACGACTTTCACCTTCGGGTATGCTTCTCTGACCATAGCTTCACGGACAGAGAAGGGCAACGGGTTCTTCATCGTTCCGCGTGCCTCAGACTCGCCGATGACAACAAGGACATCCTCATGAATCGCCGTGACGGCGTTCAGCAGGTACCGATGCCCATCATGCAGACGCGGGACTTGCAGCCTTACGACGACGACGCCGAGATGTTCTGACTTCACTCTGTTCTCCCGTAGCAGGAGCCGGGGCTCCCTCGGTTGATTGTGGAGTAACGACGGTGTAGACCGCCTTGCCCTCATTGTTCTGCCGACGCTTGATCACTTGTACCTGCATCATCGCTGCGAGGCGGTTGTTCACTGCGGTGGTGAAATCCTTGATCACCGGGAAGGCCGTCGTCGTGCCATTGACCTCAGCAACGCCAACCTGAAACTTGGGCCACAGAGCATCGCGAATCTCGCACGCCCGTCTTCCCGGATGCTGTACGATGAACTCCTTCACGGCGTCTGCGACCACGTCATGCTGCATCTTCTGTGCGGTAGTCACGGGCTCATCCGTGATGGAGAGACTCGCGGACGCCGGATCACTCACTGCCATGCGGTAAGAGAAGTCGGGTGGCGTGATGCCACGGAACTTCTTGAACTGGATTCCGACGAGGTGCTTGTCCTTCCGGTGCGGCGAGAGTTGCACCCACGAATCGAGGGCGCCGATCTGCGACATGGCACCACGCCAATCGGAGCCGTCGTTGTACTCGCTCTTCTTCGAGTTGTGGTGCAGCAGGACGATGGCACAGTCGGTCGCCTCGGCCAGCATGCGGATGTTCCGGAAGACCTCTTCCATCTCGGTGTTGTCGTTCTGATTCGCGCGAGTGAGGCGAGAGACCGTGTCGAAGACGAGCGTGTGGAAGCCATGCTCGCGTTCAGGTCCCTTCGGACCGATGGTAGTCTCGCCCCACTCGAACTTCTGGTGCGTGCGGATGAGCTTCCTGATCTCGTCGCGGTCCTCGAACATGAAGGTGGACTGCACGAGGAAGCGAACCGGCTCGAACACGTTGACTGCGTCCTCGGTGTTGCGCGTGAGGCGCGTCCACTGTCGAGCGTAGTCGTAGAGAGAGGAGTCGGAACCAACGAAAAGAACACCGCCCCTCATCGCCTTGTATCGGCCGAGGAACGGTGTGCCTGATGCTACGGACCGGGCGATCTCCAGAGCGAGCCAGGTCTTGCCTACGCCGGGATACGAGGTCATGCCCATCACGCCGCCAACAGGGAGGAAGTCCTCGATCTGCATGGCAGGAGGGCGCACGCTGTACATCTCGTGGCCCTCGGTCAGCTTGTAGGGTTTGACGTTCTCGATTCCGACGAGGAGTGGATGAGACTTCTTCACGCATCCTCCGGGAAAGGGGTCTCGTGCATCTTCGCATCGGGACCAATGGCGACGATCTGCTGCGTGTCGAGCCAGATGCCGGCGAGAGACCCGTTGGTCTTGTTGCCCACGTCGATACAGTAGGATCGTCCGTGCTTGCGCATCATGCCCGAGGTGTGTCCGTAAATCTGCGGTACGTCGTAGAGGTCCTCGCGATCATCACGCCAGAGGATTCCACCCTGCTTCGCGAACCCACCCCGAGGAGGGCCGATGTCCGTGACGACAGGAAGCTGACCCGCTGAACTCAAGGCCAGAGCCAGTTCTTCCGGCGTAGCTTTCACCGGCATGTAGGACGGATGGAGACCGGCGTGAGTGATCAGGTACCCACTGCGCGCTACTGCCAGCTTGGGACTGACCTCTCGCATCACCATGAGCGTTTGGAATGAAGGTGTACGATAACCTCGGAACGAATGAGAGAAGGTGTCGAAGCACGCGGCGTCGTGATTGCCCATGAGGACGGTGATGCCGAGTGCTCTCGCGAACGTGTAGCACATCCAGTCACGCGTCGGGTCCTGCTGTCCGAAGTCACCAAGGTCGCCCACCTGCACGACCTCGATCCCGGGATTCATCTTGTAGCCATCCCAGTCAATCTGCATGTCAGAGTTCGGGTAGGTCTCTCGCATGCATCCAGCTTTGAGGAGCAGTTCGATGAGACGCTCGATGCTGCCATGCACGTCACCGACAACGAAGGTCCGCTTCATAGCCGATCCTTCTCCTCCTTCGTGATCTCTCCGTAGCGTTCCTTCCAGCATCTCAGTTCCCATGCAGCCCTCATGAGTTCAACAAGAAAACGGTTCGCGTCGGGATCAAGCCGTTCAAGCATCCATGCCGTGGTCTCACCCATCGGCACAGGCTCACCCCCAGGATTGTACTTGCGGGTGTGCGTGAAGAAGTCTGCGAGCTTGACCATGTACTGCGTATCGAACGTAGAAGCCCGACACCACGAGAGGAGTGCGTCGGCGTACGTCAGGATGCGTTGCTCAGCAGCGATGATCTCGGGGCCACGGTTCCACGCGCTCCGCCCGTCATCGCCCGGATGTTGTGATGGCATGGATACCTCCCCAGACCATAGTCTCACGTCCAGCCCCGGAGGGCAAGACAAGAAGTTGTTAGGCGCGGGAGAACAGGGAGAAGAGGGGCGGCGGTGAAGACCGCCCTATCTTCTTGTTCTCGTCTCCCTTACATTACAAGTTAGAAGCCGCGCCAAGCGAGGGAGCGCGGATCGGGGAGAACCTCGATGCTGTCGGCCGGAATCAGGTACCAGAGCCGCTCATCCGCATCGAGGCGCGTCGAGAACTCCTGCACGCTTCGCTGCACCAGCACCGGCTTGGTCGTCGGCCAGGTTCGATGTTCGGTCGAGGCCAGCCAGATGAAGAACAACCACGCGGCGATGTTGAGAGTGAAGCCGACCCACTCTCGTTTCGTGTATCTGCTCACATTCCCTCCTGAACCACCTTGAGCTTGAGGTTCGGGTGATAGGTGGCGACGGCTGCACCAAGTTCCGGGAAGCGGGTCATCAGGTAATACATCGTGCGGTAGCTGTCCGCACTGAAAGCCTTGTTCAACTCCTCGCGCACCCGCTCGGCCGGAAGAGTCTCGATCCCGCGTAGAAGCCTCCTGTCGTCCAGCACAGCCGCGAGAGTAGCGTTGAAGCGCAGGTTGTACTTGATGGCGAAGCGGAGAGCCCGCAGCATCCGAAGTGGGTCCTCGGTGAACCGGTCTTGAGGATGTCCGACCGTCTTGAGGACATGATCCTCAGCGTCATCCCATCCGTTGTACGGATCGTGCCACTGACCATTCTCACCCACAGCCATCGCATTCATCGTGAAGTCACGCCGGCTGAGATCGACATCGAGAGTGGCAGGCGTCACCGTGTCAGGATGACGTAGGTCCGAATACTGAGTCTCAGCCCGGCAGAGCGTGAAGTCAGCATCAACGACACGACTGCCCGTCGGGAGCAGCCCGCCGAAAGAGCCGAGCACCACAGGGAACTGAGCCCGGACCGTCACGAACTCAAGTCGCTCCTGCCAGATGGTTGCACCAGCAGCGCGCAAGCCAACAACCATGTCTTTGTACGAATCCGCCTCGACAGCGAAGTCGTAGTCCTTCGTCCCCTTCACACCGAGGGCGTAGTCACGAACCGCCCCGCCTACGAGGTAGAGTTTCATTCGATCTCCTCCAGCGTCTGCTTGAACGCACGCAGCGAGTCGTAGACCCGCTTGAGTTCCCGCTTCAGTCGGATGACTTCCTCGTCCACAGTCTCGCCCGTGTTCGAGCGGACCTGAATCGCGCGGTCATCCCAAAGCTGGTACATCATCCGATCCTTCTGATTCGTGATCGGGAGCTTGGGCAGCCCGTTGTCATGGAGCCACGTCTGGATGAGAAGCTCCTGCTCCTCGCCAGTGCGGGCCGTCATGATGCGCACCTCGCGACCAGCCTTGAGCCACGCACGCACACGGGCCATCATCCTGGGAATCGCCGGTCCGAGGGCGCCCTTCGAGATGTCCCACCCGTGATACTCGGCGAGGGTGGCATCGAAGTCCACCCCGATCCAGCCATTCGCTTCCTTCGGGTCGATGATCGGTTCCTCGCTCACTTGACCTCCGCGCGCTTGCCCGCTTCGAGGATCGGTAGACCAGCTTCGGTCGGCACGTAGATCACGCTCGGCGCATTCTTCCCCGAGTCGAGACCCTGAATCCAGAGGTAGCGCAGGTAGTCCTCGTTGCCCTTGAGGCTGTTCCCGAGGATCACGTTCGCCTTTGCAGCGCCCTCGGCCCGGATGATGTCAGCCTGAGCGAGAGACTTCGCCGCTTCCATCTTGGCGTTCGCCTCTTGCACGCTCACCTGCCGGTTGTACGATGCGCGCGCCAACTCGGCCTCACCTTCGAGACGCTGCTGCCACACGCGATACTGCGGACCACCGATCAGACAGCCGCAGACCGCGCCGATGAGGAGGATGATCGAGACCAACACGATTGCCACCACTCCACCGACACTGAGTTCTCCGTCGTTACTCATTTTGCCGCTCCCTTCAAGATCGTCAGGAGTTCCTCTTCGCTGTGGAACACACGCGAGGTAGGACCCCTGCCGTAGATGACGCTGCCGTAGATGCTCCCTCGTTGGTTATCGGGGAGGTTGATCGAGGTGAGGGTGACAACACACCCATGAGGAACCGCGTGGATGAGAGGAATGAGGCTAGCGATTGTCGTCATCGAGACGCTCTCTCAGGGGATTGATGAAGTCTCCTCGCTCGTCGTCCTCATCGACGATGTCATTGAGGTAGTCCTCAACGTCCCAGTCATCATCATCATCGAGGAAGTCAGTGTGTTCATTCACGAGGTCGTCCACCGTCCCATTCACGATCTCGTCGAGAGCGAGTCGAGTGATAGCGCCCGCGAGGTGCTGCGTGATGCCAGCCTTGATCTGCGCCTTTGCATCGTAGCTCGTCATGACTTCTCCTTCATGCGTTCCCACGTCTCCCACCAAGGGTGACGAGGTTCAGGGTTGCGGTGATTGTGGATTGCGAGCCAGATGAAGCCAACTACCACGAGGGCCGGGATCACTTTCTTCCCTTCTTGCCCCGGGCTGCACGAGCCTTCTTCAAGGCAGCGACGAGTTGAGCCTTGCGCTCGGGTGACATCGGTGCGCGAGCCTTCTTGGCGGGCGACTCAATCTTCTTCGCCACCTCCTGCTCACGGACGATGTGTGCGTTGGGACAGTTGGTCGCTCGATGTCCGGGATGATGGCATAGACTGCATGCGCGCTTTCCTGGCTCCAGCTTGGGCGCCGGCAATGGCATCGGCACCTGCTCCAACGGTTCACCCGGACGTACAGTGATCTTGCGAGTGACTGGTGCACTCTCACTGTCACTCAGTTCCTTGAGCATCACGCCGGTCTCGGAATCGATGGCGTTGATGAGCTTGTACACCGGGCCAGTGATCTTGCGCAACTCGGCGATCAGTTCGGTGCGCGCTTCGAGCAGCTTGTTCCGAAACGCACGCAGGTCCTCATCCATTCAACACCTCCAGCATAGATAGATCGTTCTTCTTCCGCGCCGCAAGCATGTCGGCACGATGACGCTCCATCCTCTCGGTGTGGTAGATATGAATCATGGCCTTCGACATCGGCTTCTGTCGAACTCGACGAGGGAGGCCCCCGATGGGCTCACCCTCGGTGAAGGGTCTGAGCTTGCCGTTGAACTTCATCTCCTGAATCTCCTGTCCGATCTCGTGGAGAGTCGTTTCGAGGAAGGGATGATACCACTCCTCCATCGTCGCGAACTCCTTGTCCATCCTGCCAAGACGATTGTCCTGCTGCCCGGTGTCGAGCGGCAGGACCTTGTTGTCCACGACAGGGTGACCCTGAGCACTCTTCTCGATGGGCGCATGCACTGCATGTCCACCCGGTGAGGGAAGGAAGTCGCGCGTCATGCTAGGCCGCCCATCGGGTCGATCTTGAGGATGTCGATCACGCCCGTGTTGAGAACGCGACACCAGCCCCAGTCAGGGATGGTGATCTCGGGGAAAGCGCGCGTTCTCTTCATCTCTTGGAGGATGTCCTCCACCTCCTTGACAGGGAGTGCAACCTCAACAACCCGCGCAGCCGTGTCGTTCACGTCGTGGCCGAAGACACGGAGGTACTCGGTCTTCCTGCCTGCGGGCTTCTGGATTCCAGTGAGGATGATGGTGGTCATGCAGCACGACGCTTCGCTGCACCCCGACCATGAGCCTGTCGATCCGGGTTGCGCATCGGCTTCTCCTTGCCACCCTCGCGCATCACGTCCGGGTGACGCTTGTGCTCACCGATGTACCACATGATGAAACGGCGAGCGATGCGCTCGGTGCGACGCTTGGCGAACATCGACACGGTGCCATCGTAGCCCGCAAAGTCGTAGTGCCAGAAAGCACAGCCCTTCGGACCGAAGGCGATAGTCTCGATACTCTTGGGCACCTCCAGTAGGGCACCGTCGAGAGGACCACCCACGAGGCGGGCCTTGGTCATCTTCACCTTCTCGGGCTTCTTCACCTTGGCAAGGTCCGCTTCGAGCTTCTTCATCTTGCGCTTCATGCGTGCGCTCCTGTTGATCGGGTTGAGGTCATGCATCTCGACGAGCACGTCGAGGAAGTTCCTGGGTGGACGCGCGAGGCTACGACTTCTGTCCGGCCTTGCCACGCGGTGCCATGTTCTTGGGGTCGTTGCTGCCGTTGCCGAACTCCTTCGTCTTGGTCGTGTCGAGCGCCTTGCCCTGCTTGTAGACAGCGGGCGCACCCTTGATGACGGTGTACGCGCCATCAGCACCGGTCACGACCTTGCGCTCATCGGTTGCGGGCGTGACGAGAATCTGCTGGACAGCAGCCTTGATGCGGGTGCGCTTGAGATTGTGCTTGCGTGCCATGACTAAAGCCCCCTGATGAGGAAGTCGCAGAGCATGTTGGCCCACGCCCGGACAGCGAGAGAGTGGGAGATACGGTTGGCGTTGGCGTAGTTGCCAGCAGCGCGTCTGAGTTCAGCGACGGCCTGCTTGACTGCGGTGTCACCCTCTTGCTTCTGCTTCTCGCGGATGAGAACTTCGAGGGTACTCATGTACCTTCTACCTCCAGCCCTCGCGGGCCTTGTAGGCGCGCACTAGCGCCTCGTTGTTTGTAGAAGTAGGGGGCGGGTTGGATTCTCACCAACAAGTGGCCGGGCTTAGTCACGCACACGGTCGTCACCGGCTCATCCGTCTGTCACGGCACGGGTCCTATCCTCGTCGCCGCCCCATAGTGTGGGGGAGCGGGCAGAGCACCTTGAGCGTCGTCGTGCGGCGCGCTCTCAGTGATGCCCACTCGCCACGATCTTCACGAGGTGGGCGTCATA